ATGGCTCTTTTCTTGGTTCTAACTCCTGATGAACGTAAGGAGCTGATAGAAACCTTACATATAACTTTTGACTGCGAAAAATACAAATTGCTTCCTGTTTTTACCCAATCAATACTGAGAGGGTATAGCATAGAGAATTTTGTTAAAGAACAAAATGAAATAAAGAAACTCATGATTTCGGAATTAAATCCTGCTCATTACATTTCAGCATTAAGTGATAATGATATTAAAAAAGTTCTCCATAATTTCTCTGAAGTTGTGGTGAAGTAAATGTATTTCCTAAACCCTCCCTTTTGGGCAAACCTTTTTTCAGCTACCATGCATACAGAATGTCTTGCCATACGCATGGCGGCTTTCTTTTGCCAATAATAAAGCACCTTCGCATTTCTGCAAAGGTGCTTTATTACTTATTATGTCAAGGTGTAATATTATTTCACGAACTCTTTCTTAACTGTGCCATTGCTGTACTTCACGAGGTTGATGCCCTTAATAGGTACGATCAATCTTTGACCATTTACAGCATAACGAGCGGTCTCTTGAGTCTTGAGAGTAGCAACCGTATTGTGAATGCTTGTAGCATCGAACTCTACAATATTTTCAAGATTCCCCCATTCTGATAACCAATATGCATCGTATGTTCCCTTGGGGATATAAAACGTGCAGTTCTTTAAGTCGCAACCATTAAATGCATTCGCACTTATACTTGGGGGCGTTTCTGCATATACGTAAACAGATCTTAAACCACTGCAACTATAAAAGGCTCTATCTCCAATACTTGTCACGCTTGATGGAATATTTACACTTGTCAAAGAAGTGCAAGAATTGAAAGCACCGGCTCCAATCTCAGTCACGCTTGATGGAATATTTACACTTGTCAAAGAAGTGCAATCACGGAAGGTTTCATCTTCAATCAATGTCACGCTTGATGGAATATTTACACTTGTCAAAGAAGTGCAACTACTGAAGGCTTGATTTCCAATAACTGTCACGCTTGATGGAATATTTACGTTTGTCAAAGATGTGCAACTACTGAAGGCTTGATTTCCAATAGCTGTCACGCTTGATGGAATACTTATACTTGCCAAAGATGTGCATCTAGAGAAGGCCTCTTCTCCAATTTTTGTCACGCTTGATGGAATATTTACACTTTTCAAATATCTACAATCAAAGAATGTGCTGGCTCCAATTTCTGTCACGCTTGAAGGAATATTTACACTTGTCAAAGATCTACATGTAGAAAAGGCATATTCTCCAATTTCTGTCACGCTTGATGGAATACTTATACTTGCCAAAGATGTGCATCTAGAGAAGGCCTCTTCTCCAATTTTTGTCACGCTTGATGGAATATTTACACTTTTCAAATATCTACAACTATAGAAGGCGCTGCCTCCAATCTCAGTCACGCTTGATGGAATATTTACACTTGTCAAAGAGCTACAACTATAGAAGGCGCTGCCTCCAATCTCAGTCACGCTTGATGGAATATTTACACTTGTCAAAGAGCTGCAATATTTGAAGGCGTTGACTCCAATTTCTGTCACGCTTGATGGAATATTTACACTTGTCAAAGAGATGCAACCTTCGAAGGCGCTGACTCCAATTATATCGTTGGAAGTAGTATAGTAATTTTTACTAGAGTTACTATAGTCACTATAATAATAACCACCTCCTTCTACAATTTTTACTTCTGACAAGTCTAAGACAGAGAGTTTACCAGAAGTGAAATCTCTGTTCACGTCACGACCAGCCATCTCACGTAAGAAACGCAAATCGGTGCCATTTATCTCACCGATTATCTTTAAGTTCGTTACAAGATTCTTCTTGCTACTCGCAATCTTGTTAGGCAATGTGCCTGCCTCTGTTAGTTTGATTGTGATTTGTTTGGTAATCAAGTCTTCATCTGCTGCATAGCTCGCAAAGCAATTTAGTAACAAGAACATGAGTACCATGAATTGTTTGTTGAATGTAAATTTTTTCATAATGTTTTTTTTAATTGAGTCGTTCTTTCAAAAGGAATAGCCAAGATTACCTTGTTAGGCTTGTTTGACTTTTCTGCGCAAATTTATACATTTTTCTTTAGCTTATCTCACAAATTTAAAAGAATATTGCTTTTGCAAAGTTCTCTATTACACGCAACTGCCGAGTTTCCATTGATTGACCTTTTTTTGTTCTCCAAAGCCCTCCCATTCGGGTACTCTTTTCTTTCAGCCGCCGTGCGCATTGGCTCTCTTGCTGTGCGCATGGCGGCTTTTTCGTGCACTTGGGTGTGGAGGAGTGGGAGAGGTGGGCTACATGAGTAGTGGTTAGATGCAGGGGCAGAAGCAAGGCGCCTTGCTTCCGCAATTTCGTGACACGGCAAAGGCACTTCTACAAAGCTTCGGACAGCCGTTGTATGGTCCGCTTATAAATTTGTTAGATAAGGAAAAAATCTCGAACTAAGCCGCAGCAAAGGTGGAGAACGCTATATTAAGCGTTTTGATGCTTGGACACACCTTGTCACAATGGTACGACTGACATTAATGTAATATGTTAACCTTTTTAGTTTGCTAAACAACTTGGAGAAGTCTTCTTGAAAAGGTCTCAATTTCTTCTCCCGAACCTTCGTAAATCTTAGAGGGGGTGTATTGCACAAATAATAAGCTCAACCGCCTAAAATCAGCGGTTGAGCCTAACAAATATGCGCTTTTTGAGTTTTATCGGACACCAATAAATAAAAATCTATACATACGGCTGATTATTTAAGTTTGTCATACTCTTCGTCGGTAACGGGTTCCAGCCATTCATTGGAAGCGTTTTCGCCTGCAATCTCGAATGCAAGGTGAGAGAACCAGCTGTCGGCTGTCGCACCATGCCAGTGCTTTACATTGGCCGGAATGTGGATGACCGTTCCGGGCAAAATCTCTATCGCAGGTTTGCCCTCTTCCTGATACCAGCCGCGCCCGGCCACACCGATAAGCATCTGTCCACCGCCTTTCGTGGCTTTATGGATGTGCCAGTTGTTGCGGCAGCGAGGCTCGAATGTCACGTTGAAGATATTCACCTGTTCGCGCGAAACCGGTGCGAGGTAACTGTTGCCAGTGAAATATTGGGCATACGCCGTGTTGGGTTCGCCGATGGGGAAAATCATTTCGCGTTGGAATGCAGCTTTTGCATCCTCTCCACTCGTCTCTTCCGCCCATACCTCTTTCGCCAGACGGAATGCCGCCCATGCCTTCGGCCAACCCGCGTAAAAACCGATATGCGTGATAATTTCGGCGATTTCGGTGCGGGTGATACCGTTGTTCTTCGCTGACTGCAAATGATATGTCAGCGAGTTGTCTGTGATACCTTGACTGATGAGCGAGGTAATCGTCACCAAGCTGCGGTCGCGAAGACCGAGCTTGTCGGTGCGGCTCCATACCTCACCGAAAAGAACATCGTCGTTGAGTTCTGCGAATTTCGGAGCGAACTCGCCTAACTGGTCGCGCCCTGCTGTCTGTACTATCTTTTCCTGTGCCATAGCGTTAAATGTTAAAATGGTGAATACTGTAATTAAAATAAACGATTTAGCCGAGTGCAGAGCCAAACTTGTTTGAGCTATGCCGAGGCAGCAGTGATTGCAAACGGAGTTTGAAATAATTCGGTTCATGATTTATTACTGAATGAAGTTATTGATTCGGTTTGTAGGATTGAGCGGTGTCTGGTCAGATAACACCAGCGACTTGACCATGTGCAGTGTCCCCTGCTTGTATTTTTGGAAATGTTTGGAGGCGATATGCTTCTCGTAGGCTTCACGGCTCGCATAAGTTTCGAGGATGGTTACTTTGCAGGGATTCTCCTTTTCGCTGACGGCGTACATCGTCAATACGCCTGGTTCGGTACGCAGGGAGATTGTTCCCGAATACTTGGTCGCCACCAGCGAATCCTGCGCCCCGCGACCGTATTTGCCGCAACGTCTTTTGTTACAACGGCTTCTGCCGCAACGACAGCGTTGTTTCCGATAGTCACGCCTTGCAGGATAGTTGCATTGGAGCCAATCCAAACGTTCTTACCCAGCACGTTGGGAGCTTGGTAAGTGGTTTTCCGCTTTTCGGGCGAAAGTCCATGATTTGATGATGCAAAGTTACCTATTGCTCGGATAACCGACGTAACCCATAGGTGGGCAGTTCGTACCAATTTTACTGATTATATCCGTCAATACTTCATTTTTTCTTTCAGCAGTTCAAAAGTTGTGCTTTGGTATCACCATCAAAAAATTGGTATCACTTTTTTGTATCGTAGAGTATTATCGTTATGTTCTCTTTTGTCCACTATAGCAAAATATCTCACTGCGAAGTGAAACATTCGCACCACATACCAATCACAGTGTCATCTATTACTATTATTACTATGATGCCACTGCTCTTGGTTCTAACTATGCTGTGAACGACCAAGATTTTCATTGGGTAGTTGTGCATGAGTTTGAACGTCATGGTTGGAGTGTGCAAGATGTGTATTTGGGCACCCCCATGCGCCATGATGAAAAGTACTTGCTCATCAATCAAGGCTTTTCAGGCAAGCAACGGCTCATGCCTTATTTCAATCGCCAGAACAATGACGATCTTATTCTTGCCATTCAGTCCGCTGGCGTGGAACGTAGTCGAAATGGTTTCCGCAAAAACAAGTCTACGGAGAAGAATCCTGAATCAGAGGAGGACTTGTTGGAGCATCGCACCGATGGCACAGATGCTTTCGATACGCTGTATATCGGCTGTGAAAAGTTCCCGCAGCATGATTTTTATGGGGGTATTTCGTTGGGTGGGGTGAGATAAAAAACGCCCCAATTTGTTTCCTATATTATCTACTTTTCATAACTTTGCAACTATAAACAATCCATTATGGCTGAACCAAAATTCAAAATAGCTTTTGCCATTGATGCTCAGGAGTTTCTAAAATCAATTCCTGATAGTGCAAGAGAAAAAATCTATTATAATATACGTCGCGTATTATATGGCGAAATAAACAATGAGTTATTCAAAAAATTGGAAAACTCAGATGGTATATGGGAATTTCGAACGTTGTATCAAAAAATAGCGTATCGCTTATTTGCCTTTTGGGATACAGAATCCGATACGCTGATTGTTGCAACGCACGGCATTATAAAGAAAACTCAAAAAACTCCTTCAAAAGAAATAGCAAAAGCTGAAAAATTGAAGGAAATCTACTTTAATAACAAGAAACAAAAGAAAGGAAAGTAATATGGAAGATCTGAAGTTGAAATCATTTGATGAAATGCAAGATGAGTTCTTTGGCAAAATTGGTACGCCAAAGAGAGATGCTTTCGAAAAAAAAGTAGAGGAAGCATACCAGGAATACAAAATGGGGGAAGCGATTAAACAAGCACGAAAGGCTAATAATCTTACACAAGAACAACTTGGTGAAAAGATAGGTGTGCAGAAATCGCAAATTTCAAGATTAGAGCGTGGTCACGGTATAACATTTAGTACCATGGCTCGTATCTTCAAAGCTATGAATATTCCTGCTTTTTTAGATATGGGTGCAGCTGGTAAAGTTGCATTGTGGTAGAGTAATCCCTCTCTCCCAAGCCCACCCCTACATCATTTTAGGGCAGTCCATCATTTAGCCGCTGTGCGCATTGGCTCTCTTGCTGTGCGCATGGCGGCTTTTTCGTGCGCTTGGGTGTGGAGGAGTGGAAGAGGTGGGCTACATGGGTAGGGTTTAGATGTGGGGCGGTGGCAAGCGCCTTGCTCCGACAATCTCTTGACACGGCAGAAGCAAGGCGCCCGCCACCGTCCCCGATGGTTCTGACCCTACTCCCATGCAGCCCCGCCTCTGCCGCTCCTACCACCACGTCCAAGCGCACGAGAAAGTCTGCCGCCAAGCGCACTACACGCAAGAGAGCCAATGCTACGGCTTGAAGCTGAAAGAAAGGATCGCCCGCCAAGAAAGTAAAGGCGGTGCGGTCTTTAATGAAATCCGACAATTGAGAGATGTGTGCGTGTTTGAAATAAATGGGTTGGAGGTGTTTATGTAAGAAATATATTCCAAAGATATTTATTTACAGAATAAATTTATTACATTTGCAGTATGTAAACAATAAGAGAAATTCTCTTTTCTAGAGAGTTTGATGATTCCTATGATAACTTAGATGAGCGTACACAAGAAAAGTATGATTATGCTTTTAATATGATTCGAACGCAATACATTGTCAATAAGAAATTTGTAAAAAGTTTAGAGGATACAGACTTCTATGAACTTCGTATTTCTATCGATTATAACGAATATCGCTCAATAATGCTTGCCATAGATCATGACAACTTTATTCAAGCACATCGTGTTCTTGTCCTAAACTCTTTTTTGAAGAAAGATTCTAAGCAATATAAAGCAGAAGTGAGAACTGCTGAGAGTATCTTAATGAAATATATGGAGGAATAGTTATATGCTGAAACTTAATGAAAATAAATTGGTGTCATTGCGTAGATTCGATGATGTCCTAAACGAAAAATATGGGAGTGAGAAAAGTGTTGAACGCAAAGAGTTTGATGCCAAAGCTAAAGCATGGTATTATGCAGAATTGCTTAAAGATGAACGTAAAAAGCAGAATATTACACAAAAGGCTTTGGCAGAACGAATAGGTAAAAAGCGTGAGTATATATCGGCATTAGAAAAGGGGCAAACTGATATGCAACTTTTTACATTCTTGAAAATTGCTGACGCCCTTGGATTACGTTTTTCTTTAGTATTGGGCTAAAACTATTGGATAAATGAAATCCTTTCCGTTTCGCACCATAATGAAATATAGTGCGTTTCTGCTTGATAATCAAAACAAAATAAGTGGTATTTACATCAATGTAAATACCACTTATACTTTTTGCCTTCTGATTTCCTTAGAAATCACTCGGTGACTCCGTTGGGAATATAAGTGACTTGCTTGGAATCATAAGTGACTCGCTTGGAAACATGCACTTAAATAGAGTATTGATTTTATTAAATGCATGATAACCACCTCATTTTGAGCCAATATCTTGTCAAAATAGCAGAATAATCAAATCCTTTTGTAAGCAGATTTTTCGGGTTCAAATCTTTATGTATCACCTTTTGTATCACCATGTAGCCTACATAAGCCTACATGTACCTTAGTCTTTTAATTCACCAAGTGATACAAGGGGAAAAGCATACTTCCAATATTGGAGATGTTTGATTTTTTTGTGGTAGCACTTTGCAAGTGCATTTGTTTCAAAGTGTTAAAGACTTAATACATACATATTTTTAGTACTACTTAATATTTCTTTCGACAATTTTCATGGTCTATATTTGCACCCGTAAACGAAATGCAAACAGACAAATGGTCGTTCACTAAAGCAAAATGTTGAGTCTGAATCACTTAATTAACTGGCTACAAAGTTAGCTAAAAAAAGTGGATTAAGCTAACTTTGTGATAGTTATTTAGGACCTTTTGCATGTGTAAAGGTGTGCACGCCCGACAAGTCATTTCTATTGTTCAACTTATAAAAGGGAAGAAATGGATATTATTCCAAATATGACCGAATGGTCAATGAACATAGAATTAGGGGGCATAAAATGTGGTCGGCTAAAGCCACACAGCAGTGAGGACTCTTTTCGTTCTACTGTGGCATCACTAAATCGAAAGGTGTTTTACAAAAGAGGACTTGCTTTGCATGTCCGTAGCTATTGGAAAGAAAATGCTGTCGGCATCATCTGCGTTTCGAGAAAAGAATTCGATGAACATAAAAACGATCCTGTTTATGAAAACCAATGGCAACGCAAGATTGACAACTTCCACGACAGACTCCTCAAAGCTGAGGAGCTTGATTGACACGCAGGAAGTCATTTATAACATCACCCAGCTCGCTAAGGTGTTGGACGTAACACCTAACACAATCCGCAAACGTATTAGGCGTGGTATTATTCCTGCTCACAAGGAGGGACGTTTCTATTACATCCTTAAAAGTGAGTATGTGAATGCTTTGCGAAATAAGTAGTAACATCACTTAATTCACTATATACTTTTCGCCCCTGCCTACGCTGTGAAGCGCATGGGCAGGGGCTTTTTAATCTCAAAACGTAAACAATGATACCAGACGATATAAAAGACCGCATATTGGAGGCTACTGATTTAGTGGCACTCGTCAGTCAGACGGTGCAACTGAAGAAAAGTGGTCCTCGCTATGTAGGTTGTTGCCCGTTCCATGCGGAAAAGACGCCCTCGTTCTATGTGTTTCCGCAAACAGGCACATTCAAATGCTTTGGCTGCGGTGAAGGAGGTGATGCCATTGCGTTTCTGATGAAGCGTGATGGACTTTCTTATGTGGAAGCAGTAACGCAGTTGGGCAAACTGTGTGGCATAGAAGTGGCGGAGCAGGAGGAAGATCCTGAAGCTAAGCAGAAACGCATGCACAAGGAGGCGCTATTGGTGGCAAACGAACAGGTGGCGAAGTTCTATGTGGAGCAGTTTGCACTATCTAAAGAAGCGCAAAGCTATGCTTATGGCAGATGGGGCGAAGAGTATTGCACGCTTAAAGGTATTGGCTATGCTCCGAAATCGGGCAAAGCTCTCGCAAGCTTGCCTATCAAGCGCGAGTTTTTGAGTGAACTGGGTTTGGTGAATAAAGGCGGCTATGACCAGTACCAAGACCGTGTGGTGATACCTATTCATGACCGATATGGGCATGTGATAGGCTTCACCGCACGTTGTTTGGGTGACGAGCAACCCAAGTATAAGAATAGTGCGGACTCTATTCTGTTCCACAAATCAAAGGTGCTGTTTGGCATGGAGGATGCTTGGCGCCAGGCTGCCAAGATGGATAAGCTGTTCCTCGTTGAAGGTGCACCCGATTGTATGCGCTTGCAAAGCATCGGGGTGCTGAACACGGTGGCTGCGCTGGGTTCTGCCTGGAATAAGGACCACTTTGCGCTGATCAAGAAAAGTGCAAGCAAGGTATGTTTCTTGCCCGATGATGATCCGCCTAAAAGAGGCGAACATTTCGGGCATGGTGTGCAAGTGGTGTTTGAGGCAGGCAAATTGGCTATGGAGTGCGGCTTGTCGGTTTCCATCAAGGAAATACCCGACATAGAGAATGCGCACAAGCAGGATCCTGACACGTTCTATCAGAATATGAACGTGTTTAACTCTGTGGAGGAAGTGGATTTTATTTTGTGGCGAGCACAAAAAGCTTTCAAGTTTGCGCAGACCACGGAGGAGCAGCGTGTGGTGGTGCGCGAAATTGCGTATTTGCTGACATTGATTGACGACCCGACGGGCGTATCAATGTACGTTGATAAGTTGTCTGCCATTTCGGGCAAGAAGACGCTTTGGCGAGAGGCTATCAATGCGGAGAAGAAACGCATCGAGGAGGAAGAGAAACGAGAACGAGGGGAGGCAGTGGACGACCTTTATAAACGCTTTGGCTTTTATGTGGAGAACGGCAAGTACTTCTCTATCACGGAGAAAGGGAATGTCTATGAGTGGTCTAATTTCACAATGGAACCGCTTTTTCATATCAAGGATAATCTCTCTCCGAAACGTCTGTATACACTAACAAACGAATTACACATGAAGGTCTTGATTGAACTCAACCAAGAGGACTTGGTGAGTATTTCTAAGTTTAAGCAGAAGATCGAAGGGCAAGGCAACTTTATTTGGAAAGCTACGGAACGTGAGCTTACCAAACTCAAATCGTTTCTCTACGAGAAAACGGAAACGGCTTCGCAAATCAAGCAGATGGGCTGGCAACGTGAGGGCTTTTATGCTTTTGGTAATGGGGTGTTCTTCAAGAATAAGTTTTATCCTGCTGATGAATATGGTATTGTACATTTGCCCGATTTGGGCAATTACTACTTGCCTTCTTCATCGAAGATATACAAAGATGATGCCCGGCTTTTCACGTTTGAAAAGCAGTTTGTGCATCTCAACTACTCTTCTGTTACGCTGGAAGAGTTTACCACGCAACTTTTCAAGGTGTTTGGCGATAATGGGCGGATAGGCTTCGCGTTCTATCTCGCTACCCTATTCCGTGATGTGGTCACAAATGCTTCGGCTGAGCATTGGTTCCCGATACTCAATCTCTTTGGTCCGAAAGGTAGTGGTAAGTCGGAACTTGGACATACCTTGCTTGCACTCTTTACCATTGCTTACAAAGCTCCGAATATCCAAAACTCTACGATCTCTGCCCTCAATGATACGGTAGCAGCTTCGGCAAATGCCTTAGCGCACATTGATGAGTATAAGAATGACCTCGACCCCAAGGTCATTGAGTTCTTGAAAGGTCTGTGGGACGGCACGGGACGTAGCCGTATGAACATGGATTTGGACAAGAAGAAGGAGGTGACAGCCGTAGATGCTGGCATTATCTTGTCAGGACAAGAAATGCCCACGGCTGATATTGCGCTTTTCTCGCGATTGATATTCTTGCAGTTTCCGCGTTCCACGTTCACGCAAGAAGAAAAGAAGAATTATATGCGTCTCATGGAGATGCGTTCGGGTGGTTTGACACACCTCACTATCGCTCTCCTCAAATACCGCAAGCGGTTTGAGGAGCTTTTTACGGGTACGCTCAAAGAGGTACGCAAACAGGTAAGTGTTGCTTTGCAAGGCAAACAATGCGAGGACCGCATTGTAAATAACTGGTGTGTGCCGTTGGCGGCATTGCGTGTACTGCAAGATGCAGTTCCCACGCTGGCTTACGATGACCTTTTCAAGATTGTCATCGAAGGTATTCTCAAACAGAATGCGGAGTGTAAGACGAATGGCGAGCTGGGCAGCTTTTGGAATGTGGTGCAGTATCTTGCAAGTGAGGGTACCATCAATGATACGGGCGATTTTGTCATTCGCTACCTCACTAAACTTAAAACGGACATGGTAGATACTTCTTGGCTGGATAAACGAGCGGTGTTGTACATGCAGACTTCGCGTATCTTCAACCTTTATCGCAAGGAGGGACGCAAGACGGACGAGAAAACCTTGCCCACTGATGCACTCAAATACTACCTTGCCAACAGTGCTGCTTATCTCGGTCAGAAGGTGGTGCGCTTTATTGTGTTCCGCAATGGATACCCTGTGTTGGACTCTGCCAAACAGGACAAGCATGGCAACCCGGCTAAACTCTCTCAATCGGCACGCAGCTATTGCTTTGACTACCAGAAGTTGGTGGACCAGTTCGGCATCAATCTGATTACGGGTGACTCGGACGAGGAAGAGGAATAGTCAGCGGAACTTTTCGTTTATAACAAAAGGCACGGAGCTTTCACCCCGCTTCCGTGTTTTTTTTTGTTTTAGAGGTACATGACCATCGCAAAAGGTGCAGTCCGTCCAAATCCCATGCACAGCGTGTGTAATCGAAGGAGAGAATGCCCGTCATGCTATCCAATCGTAGCACGGCAATGGTATCGGCAAAATCCTCCTCCGTCTCAAATTTTCCTTTATGCGTGGCGAGGGCGAAAAATCGTTGTAACATTTGTAACATTTGTAACACTCTCATTTTCAGACATCTAACAGTATTCTTTTCTTGTAATCGAATGTAATTTCTTGTAACATTTCTCTCAATATCATGCTTTGGGGAAGCCTTTTCATCTTAAAAGCGGTGGCGGGAACCTCTTCGTCATCATGCAGCAGGGCGGTTTTATGAACTCCTCGCAACTGTCGAAAACGTACATATCCTTATCGCCAATCTCCCATGTCAAGGTTGTACTTCTTGTTCGTGCCTTTTATGGGAGGCTGAACCCACAGGCATTCAACAAGGTAAGGCTGCATTCATGGAGCGCTCTGCCGAACCTAACTTTAATGTTTGGGCTTCTGTGGTGTCGTGTCCATTTCTTGATTTGAATGTTTACCCGTGACGGCCTACGGGCGGAGAGATTTTTCCTGATGCAAAGGTAATGCGAGCGTGAACGGACAAGTACCGCATTGCTATGGCTGCACAAAGAATCCGACAACTTTCCTTCTTTTTTCTCGTGCCTCATAAAAAGGAGGTATTTCAGATTTTTTCTTTGCCATTACTTGCTCCTGTGTTCACTTCCTCTCGCATTCTTTTCGCATCGTAAAAAGTCCTCACCCGGAGGACATCACTTAAAGTTTCACATTCAAATTCTATCAAGAAATGGACACTACAAACACCACATCAGCTCTTCAAACATTAAAGTTAGGCTCAGCAGAGCGCGAAGAAAAATTGCAGCCTTACCTCGTTGAACACCTATGGGATCAGCCCGCTGTTTATTGCGGCACGTACAAGAAGTACAACAATGGCTCATTGGACGGAGCTTGGCTGGATCTGGAAGCATTCGACAGCTACGATGAGTTCCTTGAAATATGTGCCCTGCTGCACGATGACGAAGATGATCCTGAGTTCATGTTTCAAGATTATCAAGGCTTCCCCCGAGAATGGTATTGCGAGAGCTGCCCAGGGGAAGATACATTCAACAAGATTTTAAAATACTGCGAGCTGTCTGAAGATGAGCGCGAGGCTTACGAAGCTTACTACGAATGCACTGGTGATGATTCTTTCGCCCACGCCAAGGAGCGCTACATGGGAAAATTTGATTCGGAGGAAGCTTTTGCCGATTATATCATCAGTGAGTGCTACGATTTGGATAGCATGATGGGTGATCTCTCCTTCTACTTCGATTACGAAGGCTATGCAAGGTATTTGTTCTCGTCGAACTACACCTTCTGCGATGGTTATGTCTTCAATAATTACAAATAACACGGGAGCGGGGTGAAAGCCCCGTTCCTTTTGAAACCCTCTTTTGAAACTCTTTTGGATTGTCTTACGGGGAACCATTAACCAACCAACTAAATAAGTTTAATTACTTAATACATACATAGAAATACTTGATATACATCATCTTCAGTACAACTTAAAAGGTGTATATTTGCAGCATTTCAAACACCCTAACAGTACTCCATGAGTGACTATCTTGTCTACATAAAAATGCCATCGTATTTGCGCCAATGGTTCGTTCACCGTCACAGCGGTTCCGAGCCTGTGGTGCTCAGGCAAGGTAGCATAGAGTCGAAGTTGATAAAGTTGGCACAAAGCCGCCAACCCGACGACTTCTTTCCTCCGCTTCAAAAGGAGGACGAGGTGGCTATTTGCATTCCTTACTCCAAGGCACGCGACCCACGTACCTACAACTATATCTCTCCCACGGGCAAGAAGGCATTGCTTGATAACATCAAGAATGCTTTTGCCGTGGATTGTTGGAACTTCCTGCACGACTTCGGGCATATTGGTCAGCAACAAAAGGAACTGATCTATTTGTATATGGAGCAACGGGGCATCAAGGAGGACGGCACTTGTTGGGACAGCATTGCGAAGGCTTATCAGCGACTTCGCAAGAATTACCTCTCAAACGAGAGTAGAAAAAGAACCCGACAACAGCAAGCTGAAAAGTCACAAGCAGAAAGCCAAGAGTTTGTAGAACATAATTGTTAATACCGAAGTTAGACATGAACAGATTGCCGGGTATCAGTCATATTGCATACGTATCGGCTGAAGCTCTCACACCGCACATCACCTTGCAGGCGATAGCGAAGGTGCCAGTGGGCATCTTTGCTCGGCTTTCTTTTGTTTCGTTCAACAAGCGCACTGCGCTTTGTGAAACGGAAACGGAGTTTGACAATAACAGCACGCTCGAAACGGCTACGCTGACTTTCTATTCTCCCGAAAAATTGCCATCGGGCAATCTTTGCTTTGTGGTGACAAGTGTGAATGGGGAGCAATATCTCATCGGAACAAGGGAGGCGCCTTTCCCTTTTGTTAAAAAGGAACAAACCACAGGGTTGCCTGATGGTGACGCCAACACCGCAAAATACACGGTTTCCTACTCAAATCGGGTGGCTTTGATTCCGATTTCGGGCTAAAATCCCTTGAATTTGTAACTTTTTGGGGGTGTTTGTAACAGCGAGTAACTTTTTACCGTTTTTAGAACGCTTGAAAATCAAGTAGTTGAGAAAAAGTTACAGATGTTACAAATGTTACAACGAAAAAGGTCTCGCGCGAGCGCGAAACAAAAATTTCTCTGACGCAACATTTTTATAAATTTATACTTTTGAACGATGGGCAGGTGCAGCCGTGAGGTTCCACCTGTCTTTTTTGCTTTTTATATGTGCGCATATCTTTGCCATAAATAATACACGCGATTATGGCAAAGAACAAATACCAACTTCATTTGAAAGGCTATGTGGGCAGCTGGGACTTTGATGCTGACTACGTGGACTATATTCTGGGCAAGAACCCCGACAAGGAGGTGGCGGTGCTGATTGACAGTCCAGGCGGACAGCTCAACACGGCATTAAGTATCTCTTCTGCTTTCAAGCGGCATGGCAATGTCCATGCGCACTTTGTGGGCATGAACGCGAGTGCTGCCACCATCGCTTCGATGGGTGCCAAGCACATCACCATGGACAAGTCTGCCATGTATCTTGTGCATCAATGTGCGCTTCCATTTTTTGAGTATGGCAATCTCAATGCCACAGGCATGAGCCAGCTCATTGAAAGTCTCTGCAAAGCCAAGACGGATTTGGAAAAGATGGACGCAAATGTGGCTACGATGTATGCCACACGTTGCAAGAAAGAGCCAAAGGCTTTGCTTGACCTCATGAAGGTGGGCGGCTGGCTCACCGCACAAGAGGCACTGGATTGGGGCTTTGTAGATGAACTGACAGAGTTCGAGGACGAAACGGCTCCTGTACTCACGGCTTCTCTCGCTGCCGATTTTCAGGCGAATGGCATTCCGCTACCGAACGTCCCTAAGAGCAAGTCGGAAGAGACGTTCTTTCAAAAGATGGCGCAAGCGCTTGCTGCCGTTTTCAAACCAACACAAGTAAACAATCAACATACCCCGAAACCTATGAACAAGGTCTATAAACACATTTGCAAGTTTCTTGCTTGCGAGCACTTTTCCGTAGAAGAAGGAAAGGTGACGCTCACCGAGGAACAGATGGATAACATCGAATGCTCCTTGCAAGCCAACCACGACATGATAGCGGAGCTATCTATCAAGGTAAAGAATGCAGAGGACGAGAACAAAAAGCTCACCGAGACGAACAAGTCGCTCGATGAAGCGAACAAGACGCTCGAAGCGAAAGTGGCCAACCTCCCTGCTGCATCAACCACCGCTATTGTAGATGACAAGAAGCATGAGGACCACGAACCCACAGCTTACGAACAGTTCATCAATGCTGGCGAAACGGCCCGTAAACTCTATGACAGTTTGCCATAGTAATCTTATAACCTCATAACCTTAAAACTCCAAACTAACATTATAACCTCATAACCCCAAAACTTAAAACTCATTCCTATGGCTGGAAAATTCTCTTTCACCCTACAAGAATATAAGGACGCGGCACGCAAGTACCGCTCCGACTTCCTGCGCTTGCCGATTATCGGCTGCGAGGAAACGCTCAAATTCATGACTGGTCGCCCGGGCATTCGCTACAAGGAAAGTGTGGGTACGCTCACCGCTGGGGCGCAGTTTGCTCCTTACAAGCCCTCTCGCAAAACAGATGCCAACTTGAAGTTGGACTACCGTACCTTGGAAACGTTCTTCGGTTCGGTAGTGGCTAACTTTGAACCCAACTCTGCCATCTCTACCTTGCTCGGCACAGGTGCCACCAAGGGAGACGGACAGAAGTCTACGCCCACAGCTCGCGAGGTGCTGGGACTAATTGCCAAGTCGCTCTCTGAAAACTTGAACATGGCGATTTGGAAAGGCACACGCAATGCGGATGGTGATACCACAATGGACCTTTTCGATGGTTTTGACACCATCACGCAAAAGGAAGTCACTGCGGGTACGATTGCTGCGGAACATGGCAATTATCTGAAACTGGACAAGGCGATCACGGAAGCCAACGCGGTTGATGTAGCAAAAAAGATTCTCTTCTCGCTCGATCCGCGTTTGCGCTCACAGGAACTTTTCCTGTATTGCTCGCAGGATTTTGTAGATATGTACAACGAGGCATATCTTCTTACGCACTCGGCTATTCCGTACAACACGAAGTATAACCAACCCACGGTGGAGGGTTCTAATGGCAAACTCACTTTCTGCCCGTTGTGGAACAAGTCGGACTCGAAGTTCATGCACGTGTCACCCAAAATCAACATGCTTTATGGCTATGACCAGATGGGCGACATCGAAAGTGTTGATGTGGAACGCTTTGAGCCGTTTGTGCTTTCTTACATTGCCACCATGTTCTTTGGCGTGCAGTTCGAGAGCATTGACAAGCGACGCTTGAAGGTCATTGAGCTGGCTGAACAAGGTTGATAATCAGTGGAGAAAGGTGGGCGCGGTGGTAATTCATTTTGATTGTCACCTCGCGCTTGCCTATTATCCAGACTAAATATTTTCAGAAAAATGGCAAAGACTTGCACATCACTTCAAAAGTCGCTCGGCTGGTGCCAAGGCACGCCTGAGCTTCCCGGCGTTCGTCGCCGTATCTATTATACTTCCAAGGGCGACATTGCCCAATGGCCCACACTTCCACGTGACGAGAACGGACGGGTAACTGCTGCCACGTACACGGGCAGTTTTACCCTAAAGGCTGATGTCAAATGGAAGTATATCGATATTCTGCCCGAGAAGTCGCAACTCACCTCTGAGGCACAGGGCGAGTTGCCCAGTCAGACGCAGTTGAACAAGTTGACTGCTGTTCACCCTGGGGTGGGCGCAGAGGCGAGTGCCGCTGCTGCTTATCTCAACAACAATGACAATGTGTTCTTGGTGGAGGACATGAAGGGCAAATACCGTGTAGTGGGTTCTGAAGCCTGGACTACTAAGACCACGGTGGCACAGGACCTTGGTCAGGGTGCCACTGGTACCACAAGCACCACCATTGCGGTAGAAGCTACGGACGAATGTCCTGCGCCTTTCTACGAGGGTACTATCACAACGGAAGAAGGTGACATCGAAGCAGCATAATCCGAACGCGGGCATGATTGATTTGGGGGAAATCTTAGAAGAGATCAACGTCCCAGACCTTTCGTGTCCGCTTGCTTTACAAAGCAATACGGACAATCCGAAAGAGAAGGATCTCTTTGCGGAACAGAAAAGACATGCTTGGGATAAGTCGGTCGAAGCGCGTTGCGACTTCTCCCGTAAAGTCCGCATCACGCGAAGGGCTGATGTGTTCTTTATCTCGCTTTGGCAAAAGTCTCTTTATGGGCGCACATTAACCGAGATAAAGGGCGATGACAGCATGGTGGACTTCTTTGCGGAGAATGTGGCTCCGCTCATTGCCGACATTTTAGGAAATGAACTAAAGCATGGTAATTGGTGTATTGTCACCACGCCCAAGCGTAGGCACTTGGTTAAGAATTTTGCCACACGAATAAGTGAAAAGATAGCAAATCTGCTATCCATTCCCTTTTACGAAGATGTGGCGCATTGCCATAGCAAAAAGCGCATTGGAGCTGTGTTCTCGCTCAACGTGTTGCCACGTGAGCAGAACTGCATCGTGTTCGATGATTTTGTGACAACTGGCTCTACATTGAAAGCAATGAAAAACTTGCTCATGGAGAACCATAAGAATTGTGTGTTCTTCACGGGTATCAACAATAAATTGTGATGCTGACTTTATAACCTTATAACCTACAAACTTAAAACTACACCTGCTGACTTTATAACTTTATAACCTCATAACCTCCAAACTTAAAACTACACCTCTTATGGACAAAGAATTTACCAATAAACTACAAACATGGCTCTCCCTGCCTCGCGAGGATCGCGATTGGGACGAGGGCGCATTGATGCTCCTGCAACTGACAGGAAACAAAATCATGTATCGCAACCTCAGTGTGAACCCTGAGGGCAAGGCTAACTTCATTGAAGGCAAACTCCAGCAATACTTGGAGTTCCGCTTGGCGGAATTGACGCATGAACAGGTCAAGGAGATGCAGCACGCTGTCGAGGAGATAGTAAGAGAGCATACCGAGTTCAAGAGCGATGACAACGAGGCAAAGAACTTCAAAGCTGGCAAGCGTGCTGACCATGACACGCTACCCGAAGAAATACAAGCTCTCTATGTCGAGAACTTAGACATTGTGCATCGTATGCGTGAACTTCATTTGAAGCTCCGCACGATGAGCACGACGGACTCCACTTGTGCGGACTCCGACCGCTATCCTTTCCTCAAAGAATTTATCAAATTAGATAAAAAGCTGCACGACAATTGGAACGTTTATGACCATTTCGTGACAAAGGCAGAAACGGCAGAAAGTGCAGAAGAGGCAGAAGCGAAACCTAAGGCGAAGAAAAGCAAGAAGGCATGAAACGCTCGGCATCGATCTCTGACTATTTGAAACCATTGGCAGATACGCCCAACCAGGCGTATCTCACCAATGCATTACAGGTGGCAGATGTCTTGGAGTGGATTTTGTCGCAGGTGGGCAAGGCTAAGGTATGGCAAACTTCGTTTTCCATTTCGGAAGAGTTCTTGCGAAGACTCTTCTTTATCGAAAAGGGAGGCAAGGTGTTGGAGTTCAACTTGGTGTTGGATCACAAAGCTACAAACAAGACATTAAAACTCTGGTCGTTTATCTGCCAAGTGATGAAACGTACCTATCTCGCGGATAACCACTCGAAGATCTTGCTGGTGGAGAGTGAAGCGGGTGACACCATTTCTGTTGTCACCTCGCAGAACTTGACCCGAGGCAACCGCCACGAGTCTACGTTTATCTCTACCGACAAGGCTATCTTCGCTGCCTTGCACGGACAGGTGACGGACTTGATACGAAACCATTCTGTGCCACTGAATGACTTGTTTGCACAGAGGCTCACGCAGAACGGAGCGAATGATTAAACGCTCTCCCGTAACAGATATTTCTATCCCCTATAACAGAAAATACTATTCCTATGGACTACACCGAAGAACAACTTACCCAAATAGAACAATATGCTTCCATCTATCTTAAAATCTCTGATATGGCGGTCATTCTCGGCATATCGGCTACCCAACTTCGCGAGGATATTGCTGCCAAGAGCACGGAGGTATCAAGGCGATACCACCGTGGCAAAGCGGCTAGCCGTGTAAAGCTCTTGCATCAGGAGATGCAGCTCGCTTATGTGGGCAGTCCGCTGGCGCTTGAGAATACACGCAACAATTTGTTGGACATGGAAGATGATGAATAACTATGAGTTTACCGAACATTGTAGAGGCGGCTAAAGCCGACCTCTATACTGCCAAAGAGGAACTTTTGCAGAAATACGCGCAATCGCAAGTGGAACACTTGCTTCGATTGCGCGACATGGTCACTTGGTCTATTGCCAACCCTGATGCCAAAGACCGCCAATTTGTGGACGAGGAGCGAACCCGTTACGGGTTGTCGCTCGTTACTGCGTATGCAGACCTGAAAATCGTGAAAGCCATTCTGCCCAATATGGGCGAGGCTTCACGTGATTTTCATCGATGGCGCTACAACGAGATGATCCTTGAAACGTACCAGATGGCGAAGAAACGCAAGGACACAAAGACGATGGAAAAGGCGGCTACGAGCTATGCCAAGTTTAACCGCATTGATATTGAAGATGAACAATCGGTGCCGTACCACATGATTGTGGTGCAGCCTTTCTTTCCCACCACCGACCCGCGTGTGGTGGGCATCAATCCTGTGCCAAATATTGATGAGCGCATTCGTAAACTCACACGTGAGCTTTCTGATACGCACCCCGATACGGAGAATGTGGAATATGAAGAGGCTGATTTGCCGTTGGACGAAATCTTTAAGAAGGAAGATGATGGACAAGGAGAAAACGAATGATAAGCACGTGGACACCTCGCTTTGGGACGAAGAAAGCAAGGCACACGCTAACCGCGTGTACTTCAACAAACCACAGCTTTTGACGCAATACATTGGCGCCAAAACCACCGTGATTGTGGCTGGACGACGCACGGGCAAGACAGACTCTATCGCCTCGCCCTTTGTGCTGCGCAATATGCAGCGTATGCCGGGAAGCACAGGGGGAATTGTCGTGCCGACTTTCAAACATGGATTAACGAACACTTTGCCCGGTCTGTTTGCTGCTTGGAAACGCTGGGGCTACATCAAGGGGGTGCATTATGTGGTGGGACGTAAACCTCCGCGCTCGTTCTCTAAGCCTATTACGGAACCTGCGGATTATGAGCATGTGGTGACTTTCTATAATGGCAGTGTTGCCATTATCATTAGTCAAGACCGCCCTGGCTCGTCGAACTCGCTGACGCTTTCTTGGTTACTCATTGACGAGGCAAAGTTTATTGACTACGACAAACTCAAAGATGAAACGCTCCCTGCCAATGGTGGCATTCGTTCTTACTTCGGGCATCACTCGTTCAACCATTCGATGATGGTTTTGAGTGATATGCCGCAGACTACGAAGGGTTCGTGGTTCCTGCACTATGAGCAGAAGATGGACACGGAGTTGATTGATACCATAAAAGGTACAATCTATAAGATTTGGCAGACTAAACAGCGAATTGCTGATTTGAAAGCAGCACACCAAACTGTGCCTACTTACTTGCCTTCATACCTAAAATGGCTGGATCAATCGCTGAACAAGATGCGCAGCGTGGCGGTGTATTACAAAGAATACTCTACGCTCGAGAACTTGCAGTTGCTTGGAGAGGAGTATATCCGTCAGATGAAGCGCGACTTGACGCCTAAAACTTTCCAAACTTCTATTCTCTGCCAAAAGATTGGCATTTCGCACGATGGCTTTTACTCGTCTATGCAGGAGTGGCACAAGTACGATGCTTCGGATTTTGGGTACTTAGATAGTTTGGGGTATGACCGCATTATCGAAGAGGCACAGCAGGAGCGGTATTCCATACGCTCGCTGAGCAACTTTTCCTCGCTTCACTCGTCTCTTGACTGCCGCACCGATGCGGACCTCGACCCAATGGCTCCACTCTGTATTGGCATGGACTACAATGCCAATATCAACTGGATTGTGTGCGGTCAGCCTCGCGGCAACCGCCTAAATGTGCTCAAATCTTTTTACGTGAAATTTGAGCGCAAAATCCCTGCGCTCATTGCAGACTTCTGCACGTACTATGCTGCTCACCCGAACCACAGTGTGGTTTACTATTATGATGCTACTGCGCTTGGCTCGAACTATGCGGTGAATGACCAAGACTTTCATTGGGTGGTGGTGCATGAGTTTGAACGCAATGGTTGGGCGGTGAATGATGTGTATCTAGGCAATCCCATGCGACATGATGAGAAGTATTTGCTAATCAATCAGGGGTTTGCTGGCAAGCAACGTCTGATGCCTTATTTCAATCGGCAAAACAATGATGACCTTATCCTTGCTATTCAGTCTGCTGGCGTGGAACGCGGTCGTAATGGCTTCCGCAAGAATAAGTCCACAGAGAAAAATCCCGAATCAGAGGAGGACTTGTTGGAGCATCGTACCGATGGCACAGATGCGTTTGATACGCTGTATATTGGGTGTGAGAAGTTTCCGCAGCATGATTTTTATGGATATTCGGTGGGGGGAGTGAGATAACATTTATAACAACTTCAACAAATCAGTGTATTTGTTTAACTTTGCAAGCAAATAAAAAAATAGAATGGCAAGATACAATAAACCACCTCTCAACTATTCAGAACAAGTAAAACTACTTGAATCACGAGGCTTGATTATAGGAAACAAAAAGAAAGCCGAACGATTGCTGGCTAATATCAGCTACTATCGTTTGAGTGCATATATGTTGCCGTATAAGGTATGCATGAATGGCTTTATACAAGACCTATTCAAAGATGGTACAACTTTGGATATGGTTTATGACTTGTATAAATTTGATAGAAAACTTCGATTGCTACTTTTCGATGCGATTGAACGAATTGAAGTAGCCATACGAACGCAAATAGTGACTCAACTGAGTTTGAAATACGGATCACATTGGCAAGATAATCGTAGCATTTTCAGAGAGCCTCGCCAATGTAGAAGACGCAATGGGACAACATTCACTGATGATGTGTTCAGTGATATTCAAGAACACATTCAAGATAGACTACGCAATGATCGTTCCGAAACATTCATACAGCATTATCGAGAAACTTATTCAGAACCTACTAATCCACCTTCATGGATGAGTGTAGAGATAATGTACTTCAACCAACTATCACGTATTTGTGATGGTTTGAAACGAAGAGCAGATATCGTAGGCATTGCAAAATACTTTTCTTTGCCACCTAAAGAGTTCCAATCATGGCTTCATGCTCTTAATTTTATTCGTAACTTGTGTGCTCACCATGCACGTTTATGGAATCGAGACATGAATATTGTTCCAGAGAAATTGGAGTTTTCAAGGACTCTAACGTGGATAAGCAATCCTGACACGGTTAGGCGCAACAAAGTGTATTATACATTGTGTATGGTCAATTATTTCCTACAGACAGTAACACCACGTTCTATGTTTAGAAAGAGATTGAAGGTTTTGTTGCAGCAATATGCGGCCGTACTTGATTTATCTTCAATGGGATTCCCTGAAGATTGGGAAAACGAAGAAATGTGGAAATAAATGCTCAAAAATATTGCACAGTCAGAAATGAATTCTTATCTTTGCAGTTGTAAAAAGATAGTTCTATAACTAAAAGATAATAGGCCTTTCAGGCTTGCCTTTTAGGCAGCATACTTGAGGGGCGTTCTTTAATAACGTTGCTCATTTATTGAGCAACGTTTTTCATAAGTGCCCACATCGGCAGGTCGCGATGTCTGCACTATAAAAAAGATGACTGGGAATGTAGTGATTATCATTGCATTCCCTTTATTTATATTCAAGCCCTCCCTTTCGGGCAATCCTTTCTTTCAGCCGCCTTGCGCATTGGCTCTCTTGCTGTGCGCATGGCGGCTTTTTCGTGCGCTTGGGTGTGGAGGAGTGGGAGAGGTGGGCTACATGGGTAGGGGATATATGTGGGGCGGTGGCAAGCTCCTTGCTTCGGCAATCTCGTGACGTGGCAGAAGCATTATCGGATATGTTCTTGGTAGCCCCGTGCGCTTTGTCGGAAGGCAGAGCGCATAGCCTTGGACTTTTGCTGTATTCGCAGCATTGTCACCACTCATTGATACGAGCCAGATGTGGGTGGCTTTTGCTCAGATTTTACCACAGGTAATGAGGATAAGATGGTCGCTTTCTCTCATTTTCTTAGATTTTAAGTGTGTGACGATGTGGATTTGAAGAGGTTGGTTTCGATGAGATATTCATCATGCAGTCAGCAGAGATTTTTGGCGATGGCAGCAGCTCCGGCATAGCTTGCCCCGACAAACATATCCGGCATGCCTTCTTCGTTTCTTCATCACTACCTAATAGATGACGTAGGGTCGTCTCCTCTGCTACGATTTCCACTCCATTGACGCACTCGGAATGGGCAGTGTGTGTCATATTTATACTATCGTCCATTTTTTACAAGGGGCAGCAAGGTGCTCCCATTATTTTTCCTGTGCAAAGTTGGCATGAAGCGGCTTTGCGGCAAGGGCACGTTTCTCTTATCACAAAAATTTTTCAGAAAAAGATGTTCGTTCCTCTGCACTTTTTCCAAGCCCGTGAAGGGTGAAAATTTTTTGCGCTATCCCTTGTCCTCCAAGCCTAATGACTTCATGCCCTTAATTGCACGTAAAAATCAAGGGAGCACCCCGATGCCCCTTCTCAAGTAAAAAATCTTCAAAAGTATAAATTATCATGACACACACTGCTGTACATTCCGAGTTCGTTTCAATGGGTTTCAATCGCAAGCGCAGAGTTTCCTTCCCCCACGACATCTATCAGGTGGTGGTTAATGGAGAAGAAGGCGAATATGCCGAATATGAAGTCGAGGCTGACAGCTATGCCGAAGCTACCGCCATGGCTGAAAATCTTGCTGCTGACAGCATGATCAACATCTCTTACATCGAAGTCTACCTCTTCCAATAAATCCACATCGTTCACACACTTAAAATCTTACAAGAAAATGAAAGCTCTCAATCTTATCCTCATCACCAGTGGTAAAATCAGTGAAGCCACAGCCCACATCTGGGTCGTATCAATCAGCGGTGACAATACTTCTCGCGTCTACTGCAAAAGTCCTTACAAGGCTATGCGCTATGCCTTCCTCCTGAAAAAGCGCACGGGGCTGAACATCTCCGATAATTGCCTCTATCGCGTCAGCCACGAGATAGCACGAAGCAAAGCGCCCGCCACCGCCCCCGAGGGTTCTGCCCCTGCTCCCATGCAGCCCGCCTCTGCCGCTCCTACCACCACACCCAAGCGCACGAGGAAGCCTGCCGCCAAGCGCACTACACGCAAGAGAGCCAATGCCACGGCTTGAAGCTGAAAGAAAGGATCGCCCGAAAGGGCGGTCTTTTCCGTAACCCGAGGTTTGTGCGATATTGCGAGGGTTATTTAGTTTCCGATCGTTTATGCAGTACAATTATAATCCCCAAGGGTATAGCTTCACTTCTTCCATTCCCGATGTGTTCACCATCTCCGACTTTCAAGGCAGTTCCGTGTACTTGTCCATCTATATCAGCCGCAGTGAAGAATCTATCTTCTCTACCACACTTTATGCCTATGGTGGACAGGCAAGCATCTATGATCTCCGTTCCATCATTGAAAGCTATATGGAGGAGAAATCGCTCGTTCATTCCGCGTGTAGTTTCCGTATGCAGGTGGACAGAAATGACTTCACTTTGGGCGAATTTACCTTAATTTACTGCAAACCGCAAATTCAGAATGCGGACTGCAAGCAGTTCTTGCAATCGCATTTTCTCACGCCTCATGCTGTGCGTCTCGTACCGCACGACTTTCAGATTGATTTGCAGTATTTTGTTTTCCCCGATGAAACAGGGCAATGCTCCACGTTGTTTGTCATTCAGCCCAAAGGGGAAAGCCAACCCATTTCGCTCTCAGTCTCTGCTTTGCCCATCGCTTCCAAGCAATTTGACCTTTGCTTTGAGGATCTGAACGAAGATGACCTACTTGCCCAGTTGCCCCAAGGCACCAAGGGCAAGTTGTTGTCCGTCACCCTTTATCGAGGTGCACGGACTTTCACGCTCTTCTTTACAGACGAGCCACCCACACTTACGCTCTACTATTACAACGCCTTCAACGTTTACGACACACTCTATCTTACCGCTCAGACCAAGCGCAAACTTTCCTTTGATCGCAGCACCGCCATTTGTTGTGGGCAGAGTTCCTCTTACGATGACAACACGGAGGTTGAGTATGAGAGCGAAACTTCCGCTCTCTCATACCTGCAAGCCAAGCACGTGACTTACGCCCTGCAATCTCATACCTTGTTTCTCATCTCTCCCGACTATCCGTCGGGCACTTCCATTCTCATCACGGACATTGAGAGCGAGCTTTCGGATGCTACCAATGCGAACAATCATGTGAAGTTCAAGTGGAAACCGCTTCGCAAACAGGTGCCTTTCACCATTCCTCGCTTACATAATATCTTTAACCAGGTTTACAACAATACTTTCGACTAATGCCCCACGCTATCCACATCACCACACTCAAACGTATGCTCCAATCTCCCGAACCCGTAGACCTCAAACTATGGACGCGCTCGGGTGAAATCCAATGCTGGCACCACTGCATCTCTCTCCGCTACGATTTCTACAAAGGCACGCGAAGAATGAAGCTGTTGGATAGCAATGAAATCCGGCAGCTGAGAGATGTGTGCGTGTTTGAAATAAATGGGTTGGAGGTGTTTATGTGAAAATATTCTGTCACACACTTGTTTGATTGAAAATAACTTTGTACTTTTGCAATGCTAGAATCCGCCACGCTTCCCGTAGAACAGCGTACCAGGGCGGAACTTTTTGTTTATATAGGCTTATGATTTATACGAACCCACCACTTAGTACAACTACTCTAATTGCAAATCTAAAGACTGATGGTCTCTCTGTCAATGATGAAAATTTTGCAGAAGACTTCTTGAACAATGTAAGCTACTTTCGATTTAATGCTTACTTGCGTCCTTTTGAAGATGTTAATGGTTCAATTCGTTTCAAACCTAACGCCACATTTGATAAAGCGGTTGCTCTTTATCGTTTTGATGCAGAGCTTAGAAACTTGCTTTTTTCTGCAATACAATTAGTTGAAATCTCTTTACGATCAAAAATAATCAATCAGTTTTCGTTGGCTCATGGTGCTTTTTGGTTTATAGATCCAACGATGGCTATAAATAAACATAAGTATTCTGAAAACCTCAGTACTTTAGAACGCGAGTTATCTCGTTCTAAAGATGACTTCATACAGGAGCATTACGATAAATATGGACGTGAAGACTTTCCACCTGCGTGGAAATTGTTAGATCTTACTTCTTTCGGAACACTCACTAAATTATACTTTAACTTTGCCGACCGCAGAGTGAAGAAAGCAATAGCTCGTTCCTATGGGGTACCACAGCATGAAATTCTTGAAAGTTGGATGAAAGCGGTTAACACCTTGCGCAATTCATGTGCGCATCACAACCGCGTTTGGAATCGAATCATGCCAGTCATGCCTCAAATTCCTTTAACATTGCGTAATGCATGGATTTCCTCTCGTCCAAGCAATTCTAACAGACTATACGCAGTCTTATGTTGCCTTATCTATTGGCTGAACTCGTTTCACCCTAGCAACTCGTTGGTTGATGACTTCAAAAAGTTGTTGACCAAGTATCCCAATACAGATGTCGCAGCCATGGGATTCCCTAACAACTGGGAAACTGAACCTTTGTGGCAATAATATAAAGCTAAGTCCTATTGCTTACTATGGGACTTAGCTTTATTAGTATGATTCTATAGCACTTTCTGAATAACCAATTCCAACATCGGAATCTCTCTTATTACAAGATAGGCACTACAAAGTGTATTGCCACGAAACTCCTTCATCGAACTTATATCTACTTCTGCTCGAATATTATTTGCTTCAATCGTAGTATTTGTTACCAAACATTTTATATTACCAGATTGTGTAGTTTCCAACACCAATGAATCGCCTTTGACTATTAACCTTGGAGCATTCAAAGGAATATAAGCTATCCCCTTTTGCCCTGAAACACTAATAAGTGTAATGGGCAGCTTTTCTCTTACCCTTAGTGTGCAGAGCGTGATGGCTATAATCACTATCACAAAGGGAACAATCAAAAACGTTCCATATTTTACAATGATTCCTTTCATGCTGATGGCAGTTCTATTTGGTTTTGTACAAGTTTGAAGTAATATCCTTTTTGCTTGATGAGTTCGTCATGCGTGCCTTCTTCTACTATTTGTCCATGGCGTAGAACTATAATATTATCGGCATTTTTTACCGTGCTCAGTCTGTGTGCTATAACTATTCGGGTGCTTTTAGCAAAGTGCTTTTCAAGATTGCTCGTTATGCGTGCTTCGTTGTCTGCATCTAATGAAGAGGTGGCTTCGTCCATCATCAAGTATAGTGGATGCTTATAGGCTGCTCTTGCTATCATGATGCGTTGCTTTTCTCCACCACTCACACCAATGCCTTCGCTTCCCACCTTGGTATTTTCTTTTAAGGGGTGACTCTCAAACAAATCTGACAAACAAGCAATCTGTATAGCTTCGTTCAACCGCTGTTCGTCAGCTTTTTCCCCCATAATGATATTTTGTCGGATAGTGTCTGAAAATAAGAAGTTTTCTTGCATTACAATCCCTGTAGACTCACGCATGGATTTGGCTGAATATTTGTCTAAGTCCTCATTGCCTATCATAATTCGCCCAGATGTAGGCTGATAAAACTTTAAGAGCAACTTCATCAGGGTAGTTTTTCCGCTACCGCTTTCGCCGACTATGGCGGTCATCTTGCCTGCTGGTATCTTAAACGATACGTCTTGTAGCACTTTTTTCCCTGTGCTGCCAGCATAACTGAACGACACGTGGTCGACAAATATGTCTAAAGGAAAGTCTGAAGGGAGTGATTGTGCTTCTTGTGCATCTTCATTAGTACAGAGGTGGACTTCTTGCGAACGTTCGAGACTAATTTTGGCATCTTGATATTGTTGCAAAAAACCTGTTAACTGTCCCAACGGACCACTTATCATGCCAATGATAGTGGAGATACTCATCATCATACCCAACGTTAGTTCGTTGTTGACCACAAGCATGGCTATCCAATAGGTGATAATGATATTGCGCAGCTGACCGATAATGGTAAAGCCCGTGTTTTGTATTTGTCCTAACTTCAGACTCTTCTGGCTCATGGCGTACTGACGCATTTGCAGGTGTTGCCATTCCGAGAGTTTATAGTCATCGTAAGCATTCACCTTGATGTCGGTAATTCCTGACATCATTTCGTATAGCTTGTTTTGGTTGTCTACGCTTACTTTAAATTGCTCGTAGTCTAACGACTTCCTTTTGCGAAAAAAGTAGGTCATCCACAACGTGCTAATAATTGTAAATCCCAAGAATACGGCCAACACCAATGGACTGTAAAAGATGATGATTGCCATATAGAAAGGCACAGACAACAAAGAAAACAAGGTTTCCAATGTGCTACCTGTCATAAATGACTGCAAACGAGAGTGGTCGCTCAATCGCTGTTGGTAGTCGCCAATGCTCTTGGTCTCAAAGAATGTCATGGGTAATTTGAGCAATTTGCGTAAGTAGTCGCCCAATATGCCAATGCTGATTTGCGTACTCATATATAAACCAACCCAAGCTCCGATAGTGCTCATCAAGAAGCTACCAATGAACAAAGCTAACTGTGCTATCAATATGGTAGTAATCAACGACATATCGTGTAAGGCGATGCCGTCATCTACTACGCTTTGAGCCAAAAACGGACTTATCAATCCTAACAACGTGCCCACCAATAGGGCTAATAGCGATTGAATTAATTGAGCCTTGTAGGGAAGTATATACTTTCGAGCAAAGTCTCTCAAACTATGGCGTTCTTTGATAGCGGTCTTTTGGTAGAAATCCTCATTAGGCTCAACGGCCACAACAATGCCTTTGCCGCCATTCGACCAATGACGACAAAGTTCTTCTGCTGAAAACCATTGTTTACCAAATGCAGGATTGGCTATTTTGTAACGTGCCTTCTGTGCTGACCGCCCTTTTAGCTTTTCTAATACGACAAAGTGATTTTGATCCCAATAAAGAATGGCGGGAAGTGGGCAGTCCGTATATAATTGTTCCAACGACATCTCGAAGGTGGCACTGTTCATGCCAATGGCTGTGAGAGAATCGCGAATACCTGCTACGCTCACCCCCTCACGTGTGAGGTGGGCGAGTGAGCGCAGATAAGATAAGGGATAGTCTTTACCATAATACGATGCAACCATGCGCACACAGGCAGGGCCGCAATCCATTTGGTCAAATTGTCGGGAGAATTTCATGCTTTATTCTTTTAGCTTTTCTTTTTCTTGGGCATCACATTGAAGCGATATACCACGTGGAGCATTACGTAGCGAGGTTGCGAGTTGACCCATGTTTCGGTGCGACCTTGGGCATTCACAGTGTGCTGCACGTTGCTGATTTGCTTCAAGATGTCTACGGCATTGAGGCGGAAGGTAAGATTACCCTTTAAGATGGTCTTGGCCACAGAGGTGTTCCACACCCAGTTGGTGGTGTTGAGCGCGTTGTCGTTATAACCTCGGCGACTGTAAAGGTTGATATCTGTGGCGATTTGCCAATTTTGTGGCAAGTTGAGCGAAGCATTAGCACCTGCCGTAATGTCGAAGGCTGAGATATTGTCAAAGTCTACACGGGCTGAACGGCTATTGAGCCATGATATACTGCCACGTATACCAAACGAGTGTTTGCCCACCCGGTAAGACAACGACAATTGTTCGTTAAGTGTCAAGTTATTCACCACGCTGCGCTCAAGCGTTTTGCTTTCGGTAGCATAGTCTACGGAATGTACGTAAGAAGCGATGGTTACAGTCTGAAACTGGAAGGCCTCCTTCTTTCCGAAAGGCATATTGTATTGAACGGACTCATAGGTATTCCAGTTGCCGTTGATGTTTTTAGGCATCCAGGTGCTCACACCTGTGGCGCGATTGTAAAGGCGTGCTTGCGCAATGGCATTGTCAGTATGGGCGTAACTTGCATAGAGTACAACATTGTTGTGTCGCTGATTGTGAAATCTGGCATATCGAGCATTCACACTGTGTGTGCTAGGCTTTTCCAACCCTGGATTGTTCACATAGACGTTGGTAGGGTCGCTATCATTGGTCGTACCAAGTTGGTTGTAAATGCTGGGGACCGACTGCGTAAAGTTGTAGTTGGTTTCTACCTCGGTACGAATCTTTTGACCATTGTCTTTATATTTGAACTTTACCGTAGGGGTAAATTTGCTGACGGTTCGTGTCAACAGTGTGTCCACTTGTGCCTTGTCGTAATCAAGGTGCTCGTGCATGATGTCTCCGCGCAGAGTGAGATCTGCATTGAAGCTCTTGCTCGAACTCACACTTGGCACATAGAGATATGCGAAACTTACAAGTGGGCTAATCTTGTTTTGTGTCAAATTAGAAGCATAGGTATTGTTGAGGTCTACAGCCAACTGTTCGGGACTGATGGCAGAAGGGGGTACCATCATGCTTCCATTAGCTCCATTTGCAAACTCTTCATGCAGGTGCAGCAACGTGTTGACTTGATCGTAGCAATGAAAGTCATACTGAATCTCAGGTTTGATTAGTGCGTAATGTCCTGCACCGCTCTGATAAGGGCGGTAGTTCCAAGTGTAGGCTATGTCGGCATTCATGCCATATGTTTTGGAGACATAATCTGACTTTTGGAACAAATTGTCACCTTTGCCCACGTTGGATGATGAGTTTCCATACACTCTGTTGAATGAACTGAGATAACGATTGGTGTCGCGACGATAGTTTCCCGTCAATGCTATCTCGATATTATCGTAGGTGGTGGGAAAAGATATTGTGGTGTTGGCAGCTAAGTTGGCTATCATCCAATCTGATTTTCCGTCTTGGTCGTTGCCGATGCGTGTCAAAAGGTTGCGAGTGAAACGTGAAGATGCCATTCCGTTTTGAGCGAAGAGTGAATCAAGTGACTGCACACGGTATTGCTCTTCTGGAGTCTCTGAGAATTGTGCACGACGACTAATGCTTGTGTAATCATTTTTCAGATAATCAATAGAGGGTTTCAACTCAAAGTAGGCACGCTCTGCTGAATATTGGAATTGATGTGCCGACATGAGGTGCAACTTTCGGTCGTTGCGAAGTGAATGCGAACGTTCGACAATGTCGCCTGTGTTGAAGTAATTCACATTGCTTCCCTTACGCTCCACCTCTGGTTCTTCGTGGGTAAGGGTCACGTTACCGAAGAGTTTGGTGCGGTCGTGCGAATAGAGATAATCCAATCCGCCCATTTTCACGTCCATCTCGCCATCTTGTGCCCAACCTCCGTTCCATTGACCTGAGGAACTGCCCATTTGGGTATCCTTGATGTTGTTGAGATTGGCAAAGGCGGCAATGCGCATCTTTCCGCTATATCCCATCCCGAAGGCTTTGCCCAAGTAGCGGTCAGAAGGGAGTCCATAACCACCTTCAACATTGCCTAACCAACCAGCAGAATAGGCTTTCTTCAATATCACGTCCATCACCATGTGCTCGTCTGCACCATTGATTTTCTTACCATTGACTTTGGCCTTCAGATAATCATCGTTTGCCGCACGGTCGTACACCTTAATATTCTTCACCGTATAGGCTGGTAGATTTTCAAGGGCGACTTTTGGGTTGCCCGCAAAAAAGTCCTCGCCATTGACCATAAGGCTTTCGATAAACTTTCCATTCACCTTGATTTGTCCGTCTTTGAGTTCTGCTCCTGGAAGTTGTGCCACCAATGCATCCAACATGGAACCTTCTGCCAAGTCGAAAGCGGCCGCGTCATAAACTACGGTGTCACCTCGCGTCACCATCTTGATATGGGTGGCACGAACGACGGCTTCTTTCAACTGCCTGGTCTTGATCTTTTTCATCCTAAGTGTGCCTATACCAAGGGTAGTATTGCGCTTGGTAGTCACAGTGAAATCTTTTTGAACTTCAGTGTATCCTTCTTTGTCTGCACGCAAAGTGTATTTGCCTGGACGAAAATCAAATTCAAACATATAAGTAGAACTTTCAACATCAGCACGTATAACTTTATATGGCACTTGAATACTATCATTGAAATACAATGCTAAATGTACTTTATCTAAGTGTTTTTCTGTAATCTCTTCATTGACTCCAAAAATTACTAAGCACTTTTGAGCATTGGCCACATAGAACTGGCAAAGCATGAGAACTAAAATGGATAGAAAATTTCGCATATGTATGGAATTTGTTTATATTTTATCATACAGAAAGGACTTGTACCCTCATTATTAGAGAGTACAAGTCTGGTTAGCTTAAAAACCGATGCACATTGTCGTTACAGTGGGAGTTGGTGAAACACTGGGGCCAATTGTTGGTGTTGTTGGTGTTGTTGGTGTTGTAGGACCACAATAGTTGATTGTACACTGGTTTGAGCACTCAGGATTGGTGCATTCACCATTCGTACACTTGGGATTTCTGCAAATGTTTGCGTTTATATCCCCAATGATTGCCTTACCAACAGCAATCGATCCGAAGCCTCCTCTTAGGAGACCTTCGGCACTTGTCTGCAGTGGAGTATAATCCGACTGGACAAGCTGAACAAGATTTCTCTTGACCTTCATTGTAAATTATTATTTGAGGTTAATATTAGGCAATTTCTTGCCTTCGTTAATAATGTAGCGTACTCGTTTGTCGATTATTGCTACCTTATTTTCTTGTGTATATCCTGCAATGCAACCTGTAGCACCATTATGCTCTACCTTTTGCTGGCTGCATAAGCCATTGCACAACGGATAAATACTACATTTCATGCAAGCTTCTGTGCCCCATTTCAGTTTTGAACGGAGTAAAGATTTCTCATTAAGTTGTAATGTGCCTTCTTCATTGATTGCTCCTTCTGACTTTTCTGGTGTAAAGTCTCTTGCCGTGCAATGGAAGAGATTTCCGTCATAGTTAATGACTATGTGGTTATTATGTTCTGCATAGCAACGATACTTCTCTTGAGCATGTATGTCTGATGCGTTATAGCCACTTTCGACAAGCGTCTGGTAAACCTTATCTATATGGTTCTCTACTTCTTTATCACTTCCATGGTCTTGCCATACTCTGTGGAAATTGATTTGAAGATTCTTGGCAGGAACTATGCCTGTCTTTTCTAAGTCACCAGCCAAATCCATGAATGTTGCTACATTTTCTGTCGTATAATTACAACGTAGTGAAACATTGAACAAAGGATTAGTCAGAGCATTCTTGCAATTCTCTAAGATTTTAAAGTAACTTCCTGTACCATTGGCTGTATGCCTTGTCTTATTATGCATACGCTCATTACCGTCTAGTGTTATTTGAAAATGCACTGGCACTTTGAGGGAAGACAAAAAGTCCAATACCTTAGGAAAAAGCAAATAACCATTGGTTGTGAAGCCTACTTCAAAGTTCTTACCATTGCTGATTGCTTGCTGATGCGCAAACTCTGCTAATGGTTTTACAATATGCTTGAACTGAATGAGTGGCTCTCCACCGAAAAATGACAAGTCAAAACTCTTCAGAAGTGGATCTGCCATTTTATTGGCAATGAACTTGTACACTCTTTCCGATATTTCCTCTTTCATCGTTCGATTTACTTGATGCTTCTCGTAGCAATACCAGCAACTCATATTGCAATCTAGGGTTGGATTCACGGTAAGAGAGAAAGAACTCGGATCATTGTCTTCTTTATCCCATTGGGCGATACACTTGCTTGACTCGTTTTCGCTCTCGGGAACAAGAAACTGCTTCACCTGTAGATAATCGTAAAATTCGGGGTGAATCTTACGAATTTCGTCCACGTCATGTTTTTCATACAATTCCTTTACTTCTGGTGCAAGTACACTTACTTCATCAGTAAAAGCATTGTAGAGTACCCAACTCTCATCAATGAAAGATAGGTGATTATAAAGACTTTTCTTCATTATGTGTATTGTATTCATTTATCATTTTGTTTATTACGGAACCGATTACTCCTGATAAGGACAGTTCCCAATTCTTCTGAATATTGGGAATATAATCAGGAAGTTCCACTATTTCTGGAAACTCAGGGGCGAGTATTTCCCAATCATCAGATAGCCGCTCTTTATATTGGCTTACAAAGTTTATTGTTCGCCAATCTTGACAATCCTTTAAAAGACAGTGAGACTGTTCATCCAATTCTTGCAGGAACTCTTGCGAAAAAGTTTTTTTGGTCGACTTGTTGCGTTTGTTGAATCCCAAACGAGCTACAACATAGCAATAAACTCCACCCACTCCATCAAGGAAAGAATGATCTTGATTACGTTTTATGCTCATACACATTATCTTTTTGTCAATTGTGCTCAGTTCTTCTTCGATACTATCTTCAATTAGATTGTGTGAGGCTGCGTATATCAAAGCCCAACCAATGCCAGCCAATCCATTTTGAAAAGTAAGATCATGACTTGCTTTTATGGATTTGCTCAATCTTTCCCATACTTCATATACCAGACTTTCAAATTCTGAGTAACCTGCTTCTACATAAAGTAACCCTGCTATAAGGATTCCCCCCATACCTGAGAACAGACCTGCATTTGATATTTTTTCTGTTTCCTTTAGGATAAAGATACGTGCTTTATCGGCTTCTTTGTCAGTGATTCTTATCGTCTTTTGTGCCACCTTACGGCAGATGTCATTCAAATTCTTTACGTAAGTAAAATCATTTTTTTTGAAAGTCTTGTAACACCGTGCTAATTTGTCAAGGTCATTCTTATGCAAAGACATATATTCCATTGCTTTGAAATATGTATCCTTGCTAAGATTCCAAGCTACCGCTTTGGCAAAGCATCTTTCTGATGTTGGAAACAACAATTCGCTGATAATCAGATTATTGTAGATGCATTGAAATGAGTAAACGGGATAAGGAAATTTCTTGCGATATATATGTCCAATCGTTAACTTGGGCAACAAATAGCAACCGCCTCCTTCTTTCCATGCTTTTATGCTGATGTATGCCTCTTCGCATCCATAATGTAAGAGCCCCTGCAATCCGTGTATCTTATTCCAGTAACTTTTTGAAGTAATGTAGCCTGCTCCTAACACACATGGTATTTGGTTTACAGCACATGTTGGTAGACATTCTGTGTATCCATTCCAATCAATAGCAGGAACGTATTTATTGGAACAGAATGACAGATAAGCTCCTTGCGGAGAGTATGATTTGGGGTGAACGGATACGTTGCCTTCTTCATCCTTCTGCAAACATATCGACTTGCAACATAATAGACGGTGCGGATTTGCATCTAACTCTCTTACGATGTATTCTGCCCACTCTGAATCGTAAAAACGCATATGAGCATCAAGCAATATAAAGTAAGGTGTCTTAGCTAATTGAGCGCCTCTTTCCTTGGATAAGGAAGCACCTAACCTATAGCTGTTGCGTACGTATGTTACATTTAGTTCACGCAATGAACCTGCATAATCAAATCCGTCATCACAGTCATCATCAATTGCGATGATGTCCACAGACATTCCAACAGTGTCTCGAATACTTTTGGCGGTATTGGCAACCTCCTCACTCTCATTTTTAAAAGGCATCACCACAGTCAGTTTGTTTGTGGTATCGGGAATAAATGCGGGTTCTTGAAAAGCCTTTTTCTCCAGTTCTATCTGCTTCTTCAAAGCCCAAGCACGGATTATTTGGGTTTTCTGTGCTTGTTCTTCGTGATGACAAGTGGTAACTTGCTGCTCATGCAAACGATAGTAAGTGAACACTTTATCAAGATTGACAAATTTCTTACCGCTCGCAAGCATCCTCATCCAAAGGTCATAATCCTCTGCATACTCCATTTGCTTGTCATAACGGAATTTTTCTTTACCGTTGATACTTGCGGTACGGAACATGACTGTAGGATGGCAAATACAACAATAATCCAACAGATCTGAGATGCAAAGACTACCAATTTTCACATTGAGATCATATAATGGTTCCTTTGTAGATTGCTTAAACACAGCCATTCGTCCTCCAATGAAATCTACATCGGGATGATTTTCCATGTATTCATATTGGAGAGTCAGCCTATTTGCGCACATAACATCATCTGCATCCATTTTGGCTATGTACTCGCCTTTTGCCTCGTCCATTAACAAGTTCAAGGAGCCTACATAGTCATGCTGGTTCTGAATCAATCGCACACGATTATCTTTTATGTTTTTGACAATGTCACAACTGTTGTCTGTTGAGCCATCGTCAACAACAAGTAACTCAAAATCTTGAAAAGACTGAGATAAGACGCTGTTTATGCAATCCTTGATAAAAAGGGCTGCATTATACATTGGAATGCATACAGATATTTTCGGAGATGGTGCCATGTTTTATTTTTTTATGGTGCAAAATTAGGTTCTTTCCATCAGATGTAAATTGTCTATTTTCATACTTCTATTGTCATTTTCAAATAAATTACAACACAAAAAACAAAAACATACAAAAGAAATGCTTACCTTTGCAGGAAAATATGAAGTAAGATTTATGCGGAAATCAGTTTTTTATAAAAGAATATTGCATACAAAAGATGGGGTTATACCTCAATATTGTAATAAGGAAGGTTCATACTTGAAAGTTATACCACACAATGGTATTTTGGCTTCAGAGTTGCATTCCCACAATTTTTACCTAATTTTATGGATAAAAAAAGGACAGGGGACTCATTCGATAAATTTTCAAGATATTCCAATAAGTGATAATCAAATATTATTATTTTCACCAGGAGACTTACATAAAGTAGTTTGCACGAATGAGGAAGACATCGCAATAGCCTTTTCAGAGGAATTACTCAATCTTCTACCATTTAAAATAGCCGATTGGATTCGTTATCATGTCTTCTGCAACTTTGGTACGCCACCAGTTGCTACTATTGATGACAACATCGCTGAAATACTAACGAGATGGATAGAAGTTCTAAAATCGTTACTTGAAAATCAAAAGGATGATATAAATTATTGTACCGCAGCTACAATATCTGTTATACTCAAGGTTTTAAAGGAACATGCCTCTTGGGAAAATGATTCCATGGATTTTGAACTCCCCAAATTAAAAATAATATATGACTTCAAAAAATCGATTGAATTTAATCTAAAAAAATCGCATTCGCCTGCATTTTACTCTATAGATATAGGGGTAGCAGAAAGCAAGCTATCAGCTATAACGAAAGAGATTTTGGGATTAAGTCCTAAAAAAATCATAAATGAAGAAATAATCCTGAAAGCAAAAAAACTGCTTGCAGAAAACGAAATCATTATAAAAGAGATTTCTGAAGAATTAGGTTTTGCCGATGCACCACACTTTGTAAAATTCTTTAAGAAAGAAACAGGAATGACACCAAGTCAGTTTAAAGAGACCTTATAATTTTGTCTTTTCCCCACCGCTCATTCGGTCATAGTTTTGCACCAAAAAGTACAAGACTATGACCGATTTCAATTACTTACACATAACAGGCGTGAACGACTTACCCGGCTATCATGCAGCGGCAGCGTTCACCACAAAGAGCAGCGAAGTTTTCAAGGAGGCGGAGGAGATTTCACCGCGCCATGTGAGCGACAAGGTGAGCTATATGCCTTGGGGAGCGGACGACCAAATGCCGTATGACATTATCAATTTGATTGAGAGTGATGAGACACTGAGCACTTGTCAGATGTTCAATGCAGAGGTGTGCTATGGGAGCGGATTGGTGTACCATACTGATGAATGGTGCAAACGGAAAGTGGTGAACGAGGTGGAAGAGTTTTTCTTGGATAACGACATGGCGAGCTATTTCTTGGGCGTTTGCCAGGACTTCAAACACTTCGGCTTTGCCGTGAGCGTGATTATTCTCAATGAACAAGGCAACAAGGTGGTGAGGGTGCTGCGCAAGGAGGCTTGCTATGTTCGCTTTGCGCCAGCAAACAAGGAGGGGGTGATACCACAGGTGTTGTACGCGAATTGGCGCAACTCGGTGCGGGCGGAACAGGTGGAGGTCATTCCACTGCTCAACCCGCAAAGTCCTTGGACGGACTTGCATGCACAAGTGAAGAAGGGCAAACGCAAGTTTGTCGTGGTCAGCCGTGTGCCGACGCCTGACAGCACGTATTATCCCATTCCTTATTATGCTTCGCTCTTCAAGGGTAAGTGGTATAACATCAAGCAACTCATTGGGGTGGCAAAGGAAGCGAAACTGAAAAACTCGGCGCCTATCAAGTACCACATAGAGATTGCCAAATCGTTTTGGAGCAACATCTTCAAGGCGGAGGGCATTACCGACCGCGTGAAGCAACAGGAGCGAGTGAACGAGGAGAAGGACAACATCATCAATTTCCTCACGGGCATGGAGAACTCGGGCAAAGTGCTTTTCTCGGAGTTTTATGTGTCTCCCAATGGGGAGGAACAGCATGATGTGGTGATCAACAAGATTGAGACGGACAAGGAAGGCGGTGATTGGGCTACGGACATCATCGAGGCGGTAAACATGATGTGCTTTACCATGCGTGTACACTCAAACCTTGTGGGTTCTGTGCCAGGCAAATCGCAAACAAACAATTCGGGCAGCGACAAGCGCGAGCTTTATACGATTGCACAAGCCCTGCAAAAGCCGTATCACGACCTTTTGTTTAATGTGCATCGATTGATTATAAGGTTCAACAGGTGGGACGGGGCTTATCCCGACTGTCCGTTTATCCAGCTTACTACACTCGATGAAAATAAGGACGCAAAGCAGGTAAGCACAGAAGAGTAACTTTATAACCTCATAACCTAAAACCTCAAACCTCAAAACTCAAAACTACTATGTCTCTGTTGATACCCGATAACAATGTACTTCTGCAATTCGTTCCGAATGTGCTGAAGTCTGTGCAAGGCGAGACCTTGCTCTTTGATAAGATTGCTCCGCACTTGAAGGTGGCGGAAGCGTGGCTTACGACCACGTTCCTTTCTGAGGCAGTTCTTACGGAACTGACCACTCGCGATGCGAACAACAAGTTGTTGCATTATGCACGTATGGCGGTGGTGGCAGAAGCCATGCTCCATGCCGTGCCACAGTTGGATTTGGTGCTTACACCCAATGGCTTTGGTGTTGTTTCAAACACCAATATAGCCCCTGCCAGCAAGGAGCGCGTGGAACGCTTGCTCCTATCGTTGGAGAAAATGCGTGATGACACGCTTTGTGTCTTGCTTCCCTTGTTGGCAAATACGGAAGCATGGGCGACAAGCGACCCATGCCAATACTTCATGCAGACGCTTTACCCGTGGTTGGATCTGCCTCGGAAACTCGGTAGCACCGACCACTCTTGGCAGCGTTACCAGGAACTGCATTCTAAACTCATCGCCATCGAGGAACGATTGGCGCATGATTTCTTCTCCTGTGAACTCTTGGCGACTCTGCGCCAAGCAGAGCTATTGGGCAAATGGGGCGAGACCCCATCTGCACCGCACTACAAGCGTGCTTGGAGGCACATCTTCGCAATAGAACTGTATATGTTACGGGAAGAAGGAGAAGTCCCCATACCATCGTGCATAGAGGTCGTGAACTCCCTCCGCAATGCTCCCGATGGAATTTTGGAGGAGTGGAAGCAGTCGGAAACCGCTGCTCTCTTTGAAAATCATGGGTACAAGAATGATAAAAGAAAAGGTGGGTATTGGTTCTAACTTGTCTTTTCTCTCAAATAGATGCTTCCATACTTTCGCGGTATGGAAGCATTTTCTATATCCCTGCCCAAATCATGGTCGGAATTGTCCGACCAACAATTGTTGTTCTTCTTCCGACAAGTCGCACGCGATTTGTCGGTGAATGATGTGTTAGCCCTTTGCGTCTGCAAATGGGCTGAAATTGTTGTGCTTTGTCGTGCAGACAAACATTCATGTTTAGTCAAGGACAGAAAAAGCAAACGCCAAGTGGTGCTTGCCGATTGGCAAATCACCTTTGCTGCGCGACAACTCGCGTTCTTGGAGAGTTTCGCTCCCAAGCCTGTGCGCATTTCTGTCATTTGCGGTGCATCGGCAGTTGCTTCCGATTTGCAAGCCGTCCCCTTTGAGGATTATCTCGCTTGCGAGAACTATTACCAAGGCTTCCTGCATACGCAAAGCATGGAATGCCTTGCGGAGATGGCGCATTTGCTTTATCCGAAACTTTCGGACAAAGCTTGTTTGGAGAAAGCAGAACTGCTTTCTGTCTTTTATTGGTTCGCTTCTGTCAAAGCGAACTTCACCCGTATGTTTCCACACTTCTTCACCAACATACCCCAAGAGAAAAGCAATCTCTTGGGGAGTCCTGATTGGGGTGTCGGAGAGGAACTCCGACAGGCAATGAACGCACAAATTCGTGCGCTCACAGGAGGCGACATCACCAAGGAAGCAGCCATTCTGCAAATGGACTGCTGGCGTGCCTTGACGGAGCTTGATGCCAAGGCACAAGAAGCACAAGAACTGCGCAACCAACTAAAGTAACTTTATAACCTCATAACCTATGAACTTAAAACTTAGCTCTTGGAATGCCACAAACTACTTCCGCGACCTCACGGCTCGCAACAAGTTTGCCACCGCACAAGGCTTTGCCTTTGCCCGTGTATCGGGCTTGGAAGGCTTTGAAGAGGCTCTGCAAATCATGCAAAGCACCACGGCTTTTGTCTGTGTGAGCGACATGAGCCAAGGCTATATCGCACTCGCCAACACCCCACGCACAAGGCGTGTGAAAACCATCTTTCTTGCCATGCGCCATGCCATAGATGACATGGAGGCAAGGCTCAGCTGCATGGAAACACTTCGAGAGGTGTTCCGTCAATTCATGAGCCAACTCATTCTTGAACGGACACGATTAGAACAATCGTGCATTTACCTCGATGAACGCATCACGTTCAACGAAATGAACGAGTATTTCTTTTCGGGCTGCGCCTGTGCCTACTTCCAAATTGCTGTGGACACGTTTACGGATTTAAGATACAATGCAGATGAGTGGAACAACGGATGATGCCGAACAACGTGCCTTTTCCGAACGCGAAAAGTTCGTCACGTCTTTCAACGAAACCATGCTTAAAATATGGAAAGAGCAAATGACCTTGCTCGATGTGATAGACACGGGTGCCTTGCTCGCTTCGCCCAAGTCTTTACCGCTTCGTGCCGACGGGCGATTCATGGAACTCGGACTAAGTCAGTCTTTTTTAGAGTATGGACTTTGGCAGAACTTTGGTACGGGTAAGGAAATCCCTCGCGGTAACAATGGGGATATCGGTAGAGAACGCAAGCGCAAAAAGAAGCCTTGGTTCTCGCGTAAGTATTATGCTTCCGTCATGAACCTAAGGGATTTTCTTGCCGACAACATGGCAAAAGAATTTGTGGGCGTGGTAGCCCAATCTTTGGACGATAAGTACCTCAGATACAACCACTAGTTTGGAGTTTGGAGTTTTAAGGTTATAAGATTACCTCTGCAAGCATTACTGACTTTATAACCTCATAACCCCCAAACTTAAAACTTCCTTTATAACCTCCAAACTTTAAACTCAACTTATGAACACGACAAACATAACCAAGCAAATCACGGCTTTTCGGGCATTAAGCACCGAAGCCGCCATCACGCCCGAGAATTTGGGCGTGATATTGCAAGCCTTGGCAGACTTGCTTTCTGCTGCTGCAACAAACACGGACTTGCAGTCCCTCACGGCTTGGAAAGCCAATCTTTTGAAACTCTCCACGTTGTTGCAGAGCATCAGTCTTGGGACTGTCGGCACAGACAAAGTCTGTCTGTCCGTCATTCAGGGCAATACAGCAAGTGGTGTGCTGCAACGACAGGCGGACAGCGTAATTCTCAAAGCCGCCACCACCGCACAAGCCGGGGTGATGTCCGCTGCACAGGTGCAGAGCCTTACAAGTTGCACCGAGGACATGGCAAGGGCAAAGCTTGCCATCTCCAGCTGCAACACAAACATTGCTTCCCTGAAAACTTGGAAAACCAAGTTGGGCGAAGCCAAGCAGGTCATTCAGCACTTCAAGTTGGGAGACGTGAACAAGGTGAGTGTGGCATTTTCTGCCACGCTCCTGAACATGGTCACGGGGGAACTGAAAAGCATCAACAATGCTTTTGCCCTCCCTGCCGCCACCTCTTCGAGTGCGGGCGTGATGACCGCTGCACAGGTGCAGCAGCTCAACAAGTATTATGACCACGTCTGCAACATCGACAAGGCGGTGTCCGCTGTCACAGACACCATAGCCACTTCCCTTGCTTATACAGGCAGTTCGCGCGTGTTAGCGGCAAGCAATGCCGCAGGCACACAGTTGTTCAGCGTCACACTGCCTATGGCTACGGCAAGCGTGCCGGGATTGACCACCACACGTGCCGTGACCGATGTGCAGAAGGCTTTGAACACGCGCGTCAAGGAGTTGGGCAATTTCTTGGAAGAGACAGCTGCGCTCAATGCCTTGCGCGACCCCTCAATTTCGGGCAATGCCGAAATCGTGGTGGCACACCTCACGTACCAGAAGCACATGAGCATCACGCTCATTCAGAACATCGAGAACGACTACTGCCGACAAATCATATTCAACCATGCCAAAGTGTTCCAGCGTGCCATATACTTTACGGGCAGCGACCGCAAGACGATAAGCTATGCCGAGGACTGGGGCTGTCTGTTCCCTGACCGCATGGCATGGGACGTGAACACGAACAAGTACGTGCTTTCGCAGTTTGGAATGAAGTTCAATGCGCTTTACACGGACGCTATTCCGTTAGCCAGTTCCACAACGGACGGTCTCATGAGCAAGGGGGATAAAAAGACATTGGACGCCACTTCAACAGACTTGGTAAACCTCTACAACATGATCATGACGCTTGGCGAGCGCGTGGACGACTTGGAAAACAAGATGAAAACTGTTCAGGCAAAGCTGAACGTTTGATAATACATATCTAAATGTAACGAACAATGACTAAACCCAAAGTAAGCATTCAATTTTGGTCCGCCCTCGCCATGCTCGTAGGCGGCTATGCCCTTGCAGTCGCAGGGTTCATCACACCGCCCAAAGGCGAAATCTCGGACTCTGTCCTGTGGATTTTCTCACAATGTCTCATCTATGCTGGCTCAATCTTCGGAGTAAGCATCTATTATGGACGCAAGGTTACACAGTTTGAGGGCAAGATTATGCAAACGCTTGACAAGGCTATCAAAGACGAGGAGCAGAAACTCAACTCGCAACCTCAAAAGCCCACCCAAGCACAGCCTTAAACTCATTAAACTTATTAAACTCCTAAACTATGCGACGCATCACTGAAATTATCATTCATTGCTCGGCCACCCCCGAAGGCAAGGACTTCACGGTGGACGACATTCGTCGTTGGCACTTGGCACGCAAGTTTGCCGACATCGGTTATCACTATGTCATCTATCGGGACGGCAGCGTCCACAAGGGGCGTGCCGAGAACATAGCTGGCGCCCATTGCCTGGGGCATAATGCCCACAGCATTGGCATCTGCTACATTGGTGGTGTGGCCAAGGACGGAAAAACGCCCAAGGACACACGCACGCCACAACAGAAGCAGGCACTTCGCCAACTCGTGCAACAGCTTCAGTTCGTTTATCCCCATGCAACTGTGCATGGGCATAATGAGTTTTCCTGCAAAGCTTGCCCATCGTTTAACGTTCAAACAGAGTTATGAAGCCTTTTGTCTTTCCCATAATCATGTGGCTTTGCCTACTCACTTCGTGCCGTAGTACGCACAAAGTCACAAGTACGAACACGTTTGCCACGGATTCCGCTGTACAGGTGCAGCGGCATCAGTGGCAAACGTCACGCATTGATTCGGTGTGGCGGCACACCGAACTTTTGTTCGACAGCTGCATCGTGAGCTTCGGGGTTGGAGCAGAGACTCCAACTATCGAAGCTCCCCATGCGCTGCAAGGTGCTTCTAACGCCAAGGCGCAAAGGACTTCCCAGCAAAAGCCGCAATCCATTCGTATCTATGGCGCACACTTTTCGTCAAGCCGAAAGGAGAGCACCAAGACAGAGACAAAGGAGGAAGACAGCCTCGCTGCGACTCGGCATTCTTCCGCCAACATGGTTCAGCAGAGGGAGTCCATGGCGAGACCATGGACTTTTCCTGTCAAGTTAATCTTGACCTTGGTCTTTCTTGCAGCCTTAGCTGCCTTTTGGTGGTGCCATCGTCGGGACTCCGATGCTTGATTTTGTAGTGAAGCGAGACTTCACTCTATTGTCTTGTAGCTGTGCTCTGTTCCTTTTAATGGGCTAAACACCTTTTCATACTTCAAAGGAGATTAGCGCACGTTTTAGCGGAAAGGCTTCTCAGGGTTCAAAGCCATTTCGTTCAAGCCCAATCCAACCTTTCATGCTTCAAGGGAGGTTGGGCTTCTTTCATGCGCGGACCTACTTTTCATGCTTCAAAGTCAGTCCGTCAAGCCCACATCACCTTTCTCGTACCTCGAAAGAAGATGCAGGCTCTATTGTTGGCGGACAGGCTACGTGCCTCGCCAGTCCGTTTTACCGCACAGCATGCCTTTTTTAGGCAACAAAGCGTGTTGTCGTGCTATGGCGGACAAGTCCGCTAAAACACGACAACACACTTTTTTTGCCTGTCAGCGGTCGTCTGAGTACGTGCCTTCAAGTGCCTAACACTATGGCAGATTAACATCTGCTAAAGTGTTAGGCATTTTTCGGCACGCACACAGACGGATTACCGCCCGTTCGCGGTGGCGCGGGCGGTGGTCGGTCGAGACCCCAAGGTGGTGAAATTTTTCCCTTGAAAGGTAGCGGATTTTGGAGGCTATCAGAGCCCCAAAAGGCTTCGGGGGTGATGTGGGTATTTGGTCGGGTGCGTTAGGGGTGTGGGATAGTCAAAAAATCCCGAACCTCATGAGTATAAGGAAACTTGGAGAGTCGTTTTGGATAGTCCGAAACCTTGGATTTGAGCGTATTGTGAAACTTCGGGGCGCTTTGTTGGATAGGTGGAAACTTGGAGGGTTGTTTTAGGTTGTCAGAAACCTTGTATTTGAACGCATTGTGAAACTTCGGGGTGCTTTGTTGGGTAGGTGGAAACTTGGAGGGTTATTTTAGATAGTCAGAAACCTTGGATTTGAGCGCATTGCGAAACTTCGGGGTGCTTTGTTGGGTGGGTGGAAACTTGGCATCTATGCACATGGGAAACTTGGAGTGTGCAATCGTGGTATTTGCGAAACTTCGGGGTGTATTTTGTTGTGTGGGTGTGGTGTGTGCGTTGGTTGCTCTTTCTGTATGTTCTTCGCTTTCTTTCTTTTCGGCTTTCGTGCATTCGGGGGACTTTTGTCGTGGCGAAGGAACTCAAATGAGGGTGCTATTTAAGATTTGTTTACATATTCCGCTTTGGTGTGGGGGTGTTCGCGGTTTGACGATGTAGGGCGGTCGGGGGGTCTTCCGACGGAGGGGTTAAGGGGAAACCCCTTAACAAACCCCTAAAGCATTGATATTCAATGCTTTTATTTTTCTACCACTTAATTTTTTTCGGTTTTCATCAAAAATAGGCTTGATTTTTGAGCTTGAAACGCCTGATTTATCGTCTTTTGTGGGTGGCTCCCATAGCAGTATTTTCGTGATATTATTCACTTTCTAATTGTTAAAATTATGTCGGATATTAACGCAAATGCTACGGTCACGCTTACTGTGAACGGCAAACAGGCACAAAATATGCTCGAACAACTGAAAAAACAAGCTTCCGATTTGGAGGAACGCATCACAAAGGCGGCAGCTGCTGGGGATAAGGTGCAACTGAAGAAATTGCAAAGGGAACTACGCCAGACACATCGCCAGGTTGGGCAGATTGAGAGTGCAACCCAAGGAGTGGAGAATGTCATGAAGAGACTGGATAAAGCTTCACCTAAGGAACTGAATAGAACGCTCAAGGAACTCAAAAGGTCCTTGAACGGCATCGAACGCGGTACGGATGAATGGAACAAGCAGTGTGAGAGTCTCAAGCGTGTAAAGGCTGAAATTGCGAATGTCAATGAGGAGCTAAGGGAGACCGAAAAGGAGCATGTGGGACTTGTGGACCGCATCAATGGTTTTGTGGATAAGTGGGGCAACATCATCGCAGGGGTGGCAGCTGTCGGCACGGGACTTGTCTTGGCAGGACGCAAGGCGGTGAATGCGTTTGCGGAGATGGACGCGGAAATGGCGAATGTGCGCAAGTTCACGGGTTTGGCTGATAACGAGGTGAAGGAACTGAATGAGGACTTTAAGAAGATGGACACCCGTACAAGCCGTGAAGACTTGAACAAACTCGCAGAGGAAGCGGGGCGACTCGGTAAATCTTCAAAAGAAGATGTCTTGGGCTTTGTCAAAGCTGCTGACCAAATCAATGTGGCATTGGACGAGTTGGGAGATGGAGCGACCTTGACGCTTTCCAAACTCACCAACATATTTGGTGATGAAGCACGCTTGGGAACGGAGCGCAGTTTGTTAGCGGTTGGTTCTGTAATCAACGACCTCTCTCAAAATTGTACGGCTTCTGCTGGCTATCTCGCTGAGTTTGGCAAGCGCATGGCGGGTGTGGGCGCACAAGCTGGCATGACTATTCCACAAATCATGGCGTTTGCAGCGGTATTGGATAGCCAAGGTCAAGCGTGCGAGATGTCGGCAACGGCACTCTCGCAACTCATCATGAACTTGTTCAAGGAGCCAAGCAAGATTGCAAAAGCTACGGGCATGGATTTGGACGAACTCAACAAGGCATTGAAACGCAGCACCAACGAGGGACTGCTTATGCTCCTTCAAAAGTTGAAGGAGTTGGGCAACATGGACGTTCTCGCTCCTGTTTTCAAAAACATGGGTGAGAATGGCGCACGTGCTTCACAAGTTTTGGCGACCTTAGCCGGTAATGTGGAAATGGTGAAGTGGCAACAGGAACAAGCGACACAGTCGTTTGAAGATGCCACCTCGGTGACGAATGAGTTTAATGTGCAGAACTCGACTGTAGAGGCGGAGCTGGATAAGGCAAGAAAGCGCGTCACGGAGTTGGCTATCGAATTGGGCGAGAAGTTGATGCCCGTCATGAAGCACGTTATCAGCACCACGACCCTCACACTGAAGGCTATGAGTACGACAATAGACTTCCTTGCAAGAAACAAGGAAGCTATTATCGTATTGACTTCAATGGTGGTAGCTTACACCATCGCAGTGAAGGCTAATGCCATCGCGCTTAAAGCACAAGCTGCATGGCATGCCGTGTGCAAGGGTACGGCTTTGGCGTATCATACGGTTGTGAATACGTTGCAAGCTGGGCATATTGCTTTCAACCTTGTGCTTGCTAAATTGCAAGGCAATTGGGCTAAGCAGTCCTCGCTCATGGTGGACTTGAAACGAAAGGGACTTTCGTTGGCAAGTGGTTGGGGCATTTTGCTCGCAGCTGCTGTGGCTTTGGGATATGGCATATACAAGACCCTTTCAAAGATGAACGAGATGAGTGCATCAGAGAAAGCGCTTGCAGAAGTCAGACAGAAAGGTCAGGAGGGTATTGTGGAGGAGAAAAACAAGATCGAAGCCTTGATTAAGGTGGCAAAGGACGAAAAGTTGTCGCTTGACGATCGCCAAAAGGCGGTCAATGCGCTGAACAAAATTATCCCGAACTACAATGCGCAGTTGGACGCGACCACGGGGAAATACATGGAGAACAAGAAAGCCTTGGACGACTATCTGAACTCTCTTGCCAAGAAATATGAGTTGGAAGGTGCCAAGGATTTGCTCAAAGAGATTGGCAAGGAGAAGGCAAAACTTGCAATGGAATTGAAAGAGGCTGATGATGCGATTGAGAAAGACAAGCAAATCAATGCTTCATCAAATTTTGTGGGTGGACGTGAAGGGCGTGCCATGGACACTGGAGCGGCTACTTATACGGCACATCTGAAAAACAACAAGGCAAGTATTCAAAGGAAAATTGATGAGCAGAACCAAAAGGAGCATGCTATCTTTGATGTTTATGGCAACGATCTCGGCAAACAAGCTGCCGAGGAAACCAATAATAAACCTGTCATCACGAACAATGGTGGCGGTGGTGGCAGTGTGCCTGTGGTGGACGATGATAAGAAGAATAAGAAATCTGACAAGTTCAAGGCGGAACAAGACTGGCAGAAGGAACAGAATGCGCTCAACAAGAAAGCATACATGGAGGGCGAAAAGGATTATGAAGCTTATATCTCTCGCATGGAGGAGATTGAGCAAGAGTACTATCAGAAAGTGCTTGCTAATAAGAAAATCACCAAGGAGGAGAAAGCCGAAGCGGAAGCGAACTTGGCGGAAGCAAAGAAAAAGCAGGCTGACCGCAAAAACTCTCCCGATGATTGGAAGGCGACAGAGGAAGCCAAGAACCGCATTGCGTATGCAAAGGGTGAGAAGGATTATGAGCAATATACCGCACGCATGGACGAGATAAACGTGCAGTATTGGAAAAAGAAGATGGAGCGTTCTGACGTTTCTGCTAAAGACCTCTTGGAGGCGCAAGCGCAATACCAGGAGGCGGTAAAGAAACAGGAAGAGAACGCGACTTCTGCTTCTCGCGAACGAGAAGATAAAGCGTATAATGCGCAACTCGCGGAGTTGAAGCAACGCTATATTGACGGACTTTCTGACACTAAGACCTACGAAGATGCCGTAGAGTTGGCTGAGTTGGAACATCTTCGCAAAGTGGTGCAGCTTTACAAGAAAGGCACCAAAGAAAGGCTTGCAGCTGAAAAGGAATATCAGAACAAGGTTTTTGCTAATCAGCAGAAGATTATCCAACGTCAGCAACAAGTGAAACAGCAGCTCAAAGATGAGTACTTTGGCATGAACGCTGATGAACGTTTGACTAAGTACGATAGTGACATGGCTGCTTTGGAACAGGTATATCATGCAGAAGTAAAGGCAGCGGGCGACAATGCAGCAGAGAAACTGCGCATTGAGGAAGCGTTCGAGAAGGCAAAGCTGGCTTTGCGTAAGAAGTATGCCATTGATAGTATTGGCGTCACAAAGAATGGCATGGAGAAAGCCAATGAGAAATTGGCTAATTGGTTGGAGAGCGACGCAGGGCAAGCCGTTACGCAATCATTCTCCACTGTCATGAGTGGCATGGGGGAGATATTCAGTGGCGTTTCTTCTCTCGTCCAGGCGGAACTCGAGAAGGAAACAGCCGCCATCAATGCCCGCTATTCTGCGGAGATTTCTGCGGCAGAAGGTAATAACTACAAGGTGGCGAAGCTTGAAAAGGAGAAACAAGCCGCCCTTGCCAAAGCGAAGAACGAGGCAAACAAGAAACTATTTGCCATGCAGGTTATTCAAGCGGTGGCGCAGACGGCCCAAAACGCTATCTCTGCTTATGGTTCGGCAGCGGCTATTCCTGTGGTCGGTTATATCATGGCACCTATTGCAGCGGCTATGGCTATTGCTGCGGGCATGATACAGATTGCCGCGATCAAAAAACAACAACAGGCAAGTGAGGCACAAGGATATGCGCACGGTGGTTTTACTCCGCAAGGCAGAGTAAACGAAGAAGTGGGCGTAGTTCATGCCGGGGAATGGGTGGCATCACAAAAGTTGCTCGCATCACCTGTGGCAAGACCTTTGATTAACGCTTTGGACTATGCACAAAGGACTAACACCATCGGATCCTTGCGAGCCGATGATGTTTCACGAACAATTGTGGGAACAGGTGCGGTGGCTTCGCCTTCACCGCAACCTGTAATTATTCAAGCTCCCACGGACAATGTCGCTTCGGCAGCTTTGGCACAGAGTGCAGCTGTACTCAGTAAGTACGAAGAAACAATGAACCGACTAAGCCAAAGACTGAATGAGCCTTTTGTCACCGTGAACACAGTGACAGGGGACACGGGCATCAAACAGGCGCAAGAGGAATACTATACGTTGATTAGAAATAAATCTCCGAAAAGCAGAAGAAAATGAATGCTCAATAACTTTTGCGATCCATCATCATATACATTGCAACAAAAAAGAATAACAGCAGCAAGCACCATGTGATAAGCAAACTGCATGAAATAGTATCAAAAACTCTTCTTGTGGATTCTTCCTTTACATATACGCATGAAATAAACAATGCAATACTTCCAATAAACAGAAATATAAGCGATAATGGAAGAGACCAAAAGAATCCCAAGGCAAGAATTGCCAAAAAGAGTATTAAACTTACAAGTATTATAATTATGGCACGTTTCATTTTGCAAAGATAATAAAAATGGAAATCATCATCAACAACCAACAAGCCGTATTGAAGGAAGGCACATCGTTTGACTTCATTGCCGAGAATAGATTGTTTACGGGAAGTGACAGCTATACGCTGACAATCACTTTCCCTTTGCGAGGGTGTGCCCAAAATATAGCGATCTTTGGGCATATTCACCGCGCGGATGTGGCAAAGACCAAAGTGGTCTTTGATTGCGAAATTCGTGATCGTGACTTTTATCGGAGTGGCACCATCACCATCACGGAAATATCAGATGTGGAAGTCAAAACGCAATTCTTGGAGGGACGCAGTGAGCAAAACTTTGATGAGACATTCGATGATATTTATTTGAATGAGCTGGATTTGGGCTATCCTACAAGCCGCGTGGCGGTTGCAGGGCATTGCATGGACGACATGCGCCCATACCCAGATAATTTCTGGATTCCGTTGCCCTGGGTGAATAACACTTCGGGGAACATTCAGAATGAAATGGTGTGGAGTGCAGACAAGAATGAATTTATTTGGCCGCATGAAACCAATGCGCAAACGGGAGCACAGGCTTTGTCGTTTCAGCCTTACTTGCTGTATATCCTTTACAGGATATGCAAGCAGGTGGGTTATAAGTGGGATTTCATGGCGTTGGAAAACTCTGCCTTTGTTAATCTCCTTATATGCAACACCTTGCCTGCTGCATGGGGTGCTTATAATTTTGCACTTGCTTTGCCGCATTGGACGCTGACAGAGTTCTTTGAAGAGCTGGAGAAGTTCCTGTTTGGGGATTTTACCATCAACCACAAGCAGAAAACGATTTCTTTCAAATTCTCTGATGCCATTGCCACGGAAGCAAATGAGGTTCTGTTGGACAAGGTGGTGGATAGTTATACCACCCAAGTCACGCAGGAGGACAAGTCGGAATACTTGGGTAGCGTGAATGTGAAGTATGAGGACAATGGCAGTTTGCTTTGGGCGTACCATTCGTGTGATTGGTACATTCGCAAATATGGCAAGGATGCCAAGGTTTATGATAAAATGGCAGATTTGTTGGAGGCGGCAAAGTCGCTTAAAATAAGTGGGGTGTACACAAGGCAAACAAGACCGAACGCCAGCAGCACGCAGTATGTGCGTGGCTACAAATATGGCTCTGATGGACACAAATTGTTTTATGTCAAGGAAAACCGCACGTACTTTGTCATGTACTGCTACAAATCGGAGTTTGTGATGGAGAGTACTTCGGGCTTTTCAGACAAGACGAAAACGAAGTGGTATCGCTATTATAATCGTTTGCTCCCCGTCAATGCCTATGGGGAACGCTTTGCGGACAAGAATGCAGAGGACTTGGAACTGAAAATTGTGCCAGCTTGGATTGAGGGGACGGGAGACAGTCACGGCAATATGCTTTTCATGAATTGTGGCGAGATGGGAAGCAGTGAGAATTGGACACTGACAGAAGATGGGAGCGGTTCTTCAAGTGGCAATCGTTCTGATCGTGTGTTTGGCAGTTCAACGTCAGCCAACACCATTGACTACGATGCAGGTGATTTGGCGCAAGGTGCGGCAAGCCGTACCATTGCCAAGGGAGAAAACAAAAACGCGGACGCTTACTTTGACCAAATATATATGGGTTTCTGGAACGGGGTGCAGTACTTCAAGCCGTATATGCCACACCCTGTGGTGGATTTTGTGGAAGTCTCAGATGAGTTCCAGGCTTTCGTCACGCCTTTTTCACTTCGCTTGAATGAGGGAATGTGGGAGGAGAAACGCGAAGTGTTGTACAAAATTGATGGCAAGAAAAAGTATCAGTTCTCGTTTTTGTCTGATACTTTGCCCAACCCACGTGCCTTATATTATATAAGGGGAGGCAAGTATGTATGCGAAAAAATAACTGCGACATTCAAGGAGAGTGGAATGTCGCAGCTATTGAAAGGCACGTTTTATCGTGTTTTAGATGAAGATGAATAAAACTTAGATGATAGCACCCTGGAGTGCTGTGGCATGGCGCTCGATGGTGGTTCGCAAAACCTTTGCGTAAATCTGTGTGGTCCGAATGTCCTCATGTCCGAGCATTCGGGCTACATTTTCGATGGGTACATCGTGCGCCAGGGCGAGTGTGGCAAAGCTGTGGCGGGCAACGTGGAAGGTCAGATTCTTCTTGATGCCAAGCTGGGCTTGTATCAAGTGAAGGTAATCATTTGCCTTTTGGTTGGAAATCTTGGGCAATTTGAAGTCGTACTTTTTCAACACTTCCATAGCTGGCGCAAGGATAGGGGTGAAGAATTTCGTATCGGTCTTGATGCGGTTCCCATCAATGAAAACCAAATCGCCCTCCTTCACCGTCATAGACTGATAGTCAAAGTTCTGCACATCGCAGAAAGCAAGACCTGTGTAAGCGGAGAAGATGAAGAGGTCGCGCACCCGTTCCAACTTCCCGTCAAAGGGATAGTCGCGCATTTTCTTCAATTCGGTTTCAAGCAGAGGTTGGCGTTCTTTGCTCTTGCCACGGGTCACACTCACAATTTTGTAAGGATTGCGCGGTATCTCGTCCAATCGTGCCAGTTCGCCCACCCATTTCTTCAGGCGTTTGTGGTAGCCATAGATGGTGACGTCACTCCGCTCGCCATTGTGCAGCCAACGGTCGAAGGCAAGAATGTTCTTGGGAGTCAAGTCGCCATACGTCTTTAGTTTGCCGTAGGTCTTGACAGCATCAATCACTACTTGCTTGTGCTTGCGCGTGCCGATTTTAATGTCCTCGGCTGCCAAAGCTTCCTCGCAGTATGCGATGAAATCTTGTGATGAGCGGTCATCTGTTTCCATGGTTACTTCTTCCTTATCTTCGCCAAGATAGTGACGATTGAAATTTTCCATCGTCATTTCTTCACCAAGGACCTCCATTGCACTAAGAATCTTTTGGCAGTTGGAGATAATTTCCAAGGTTTCCGCTGATTTGGCATCTTGTTCCCATGTTTCGGGAGTAGAAGTGCAGACTGTTATGTATCTACGTCCTTTGCGACCGAGATACACCATAACTTCCAAATAAGCCATTCCGCGTTTAGCGTAAAGTTTTCTTCTGTCGAAAACGACATTAACCAATTCCTTTTTCTTCAT